CCGCGGCGGCACGGCCTCATGCGCCCGCCGCGCCGATTGTCGGGCCGGTGTGGCTGAGCGCGACGTTCATCTTCGCGCGACCGAACTCGCACTTTGTGGCGAACAATCCCGCGAGGCCTCTGCGCGCCGACGCGCCGTCGTGGCACACGAAAAAACCGGACCGGGACAATTGCGAGAAGTGCCTGCTCGATTGCCTGACCCAGCTCGGCGGCTTCTGGCGCGACGATACGCAGGTGTGCGCGGGCGAAATCCGGAAGATCTACGGGCCGGTGCCGGGCGTGGTCGTGAAAATCGAAGCGCTGACGGTCCCTGCAGCGATCGAAGGGAGCGCTGCATGAAGTTCACCGGCATCCAGTGGACGCACTCCACCATCAATCCGACCAGCGGTTGCGACGGCTGCGAACTCTATCAGCGGCCGCCGGCGCGGCTGACGACGGTTGAAGAGCTGAAGGAATGGCTCAGCCGGCAGCCGTGCTACGCGGCACAGGTGCATGAGAACCGTTGGGCGAAGAGCCTGGCGGTGACGCACCCCGAGTTTTACGCGAAGCACTTCTACGAGCTTCGGACGATTCCCGGCCGCATGGCGGAAGCGGCGGCGTGGGGGCCGGTGACCGACAAAGAGGCGAAGGACAAGCCGTGGTTCATCACGCGGCGGCGGCACATCTTTGTTTCCGACATGAGCGATGCTCTGTCGCGCGACGTGCCGTTCGAGTTTTTGAAGGCCGAGATTATCGACGTCGTGACGAGCGAGAAAGGCCGGCGGCATATCTGGCAGTGGCTCACGAAGCGGCCGCAACGCATGCGTGAGTTTGACTCCTGGCTCGCGGGGCAGGGCATCGCGTGGCCGGAGAATCTTTGGGCGGGAACCAGCGTGACGAGCCAGCGCACGGCCGATATACGCGTGCCGGAGTTGCTGCATGTCCGGGCAGCCACGCGGTTCCTCTCGTGCGAGCCATTGTTTGAAGCGGTCGATTTGGAGCGCATCGAGTTTTGCAAGCACACCCGGCAATCGTGCCTGACCCCAACCTACATGGGTTCGCCGCATTCGCATGACGCGAAAATTGCGTGGGTGATTGTGGGCGGGGCGAGTGGTCGCGATGCCGCGCAATTCAATCTATGCTGGGCGCGATCGATCGTTGCCCACTGCAAGGCAGCGGGTGTGCCGTGCTTCGTGAAGCAGCTCGGAGCGCGGCCGGTGCACCCGGTGCAGCGCGAGCGCACGCACACGAATTTCGCCTACTCGAATCCGCCGCATATCGACCCGCTGAAGTTGAAGGATTCCCACGGCGGCGATTGGTCGGAGTGGCCGGATGACCTGCGCGTGCGGCAGATGCCGGAGGTGCGCGCATGACTACGTCACCTGAAGTCCGTAGTGCAGCGGGTCGGGCAGGGGTTCTGGTGGGCGAATGCCGCTCGGACAGCCGCCCATGCCGTGCCACGGTTTCCAGCCAATCGGCGGCTCTCGGCGAGCCAGCCGGCGCGAGGCCCACAGGTCGTTATCCCAGCCGCTGTTGGTGCGCGTCGCAAACGAGATCAGCCCGTCCGGCCAGATGGCGCGGACCTCGCGGTGCACGGGCGGCGCGAACTGACGGGTCAGAAACCACGGGCGGCCATCGTCCTCGTTTTTCAGACCGGCGGCCTTTTCGGCGCGTATTTTCGCAAAATCAATTTTCCGGCGTTGCATGTGTGCAAGCGTACACGGTCGCGCGCCAAAGCAAGATCGAAGAGGTGCGCGCATGAAAGGCCTGTCGTTCATCCCTGAGATGGCGCGTGCCGCGCTGGCGGGCACGAAGACGAACACGCGGCGGGTGATAGTGCCGCAGCCCGACACGAGGAAGTTTCAATATGACCGCGTCGAGCAGGTCGGAAAGTGGTTTCACATTCTCGCGGACAAGCCGCAAACCGTGATGCACACCGTCACGTGCGACTACCAAGCTGGCGAGCGGCGCTGCCTGATCACGACGTGGGCGGTCGCGAACGGATGGGACGGCCTGAAGCCATCAGAGGTGCCGGCGAACATCATCCTGTTTTGGCATGCCGGAATGGGTGAGAAGCCGCCCGGCTTCGGAAAGAGTCGGCCAGGCCGCTTCCTCCCGAATCATCTGCGGCACCTGATGCCGGTGTTTGAAATCGTCAATGTGCGCGCGGAGCGGGTGCAGGCGATTTCAACGGCCGATATCGAGGCTGAAGGCGTAACGTACCCGGTCGCGGCTAAGGGTTGTCCGCCCGGCAAGGTGAAGCCTCTGCTGCGCATCACGGGCAAATTTCCGCCTGGTGACTACATGCCCTGCATCGCCGGAAGCAAGCACATGGACATGGAGCAGATGAATCACGACACGCTGCTGCGCGCTCACTGGGCCAGCCTGTGGGACACCATCAACGCGAATCGCGGGCCCGGGAAAGCAAAGAAGGGCTACGGCTGGTCGTTCAATCCGTGGGTCTGGCGCGTGGAATTTCGAAAGATAACAACATGAGCACTATTCAAAAACTGCGCATCGCGCGGATCACAGTCGGTCGTTTGTATAATCTCGGCAACTACGAGCATGTGCGCTACGAGTTGACCGTCGAAGTGCCGGAGGGCGCGAGTGCGGCGTCGGCAATCCGCGGCGTCGAGAAGATTCTCGCGGGGCTCAAGCCGCTGAAGATGCAATGCATCGACACGGAAATAGAACTCACCCGCAAGGAGCGAGAGATTGAGGAAATGCGGAAGATGCCGGTCGCCGAATGGGAGCGCCGGTATGGCCACTGCAAAGGCACGCCGAGCGAGGTCATCGCGCGTTACGAGGAGCAGTTCAACGAGTCGAAGCAGAAGCGCGAACACGCGTTGCTCGTAGCGCAGACTGCGCGGCACCTGTTCGACGACCTTGGCGGCGCGGAGCAGTGGAAAGACGCGACGCTTGATTGGCAGGACGAGGAATAAAAATGACCGACACCTACAAAGACTTCCTGAAATCGAAGGTCCGGCTCGCGGAGTCGTGGGGGTTTGACGATGTCACCGAGCTGGAAGTCAACCCGGTGCTCAAGCCGCATCAGCGGGCGACCGTCATCTGGAATATCCGGGGCGGCAGGCGGGCGGATTTCCTTTCGTTCGGGCTCGGGAAGACGCCGATTCAACTGGAGACGTTGCGGCTCATCCTGACGCGGGTGATCGGCCGCGCGCTCATCGTGTGCCCGCTCGGCGTGCGGCAGGAGTTCGCGCGCGATGCAGTGCAACTGCTCGGCTGGGCGGAGCCGCCGAAATTCATCCGGTCCATCGCAGAGGCGGGTCCCACGGGGATCTATCTCACCAACTATGAAACGGTGCGCGATGGGAAGCTCGACCCGGCGGAGTTCGTCGCGGTATCGCTCGACGAGGCGGCGATTCTGCGCGGCTTCGGCGGCAGCAAGACGTTTCGCGAGCTGATGCTGAAATGCACGGGCGAGGGCGGGCCGTGCTCAAAGGACCGGGCGGACGGCAAGCGCGTGACCTATCGCTTCGTCGCGACGGCGACGCCTTCGCCGAACGACTATATCGAGCTGCTGGCCTACGCGGAATTTCTCGGGGTGATGGACATCAGCCAGGCGAAGACGCGCTTCTTCAAGCGCGACTCGACCAAGGCGGACAACCTGACGATTCATCCGCACAAAGAGCGCGAGTTCTGGCTGTGGGTCGCATCGTGGGCCATCTTTGTGCAGCGGCCGTCGGACCTCGGCTTCGACGACACGGGCTACGAGCTGCCGGCGATGACGGTGAACTGGCACGAGGTGGCGACCGACCACAGCGAGGCCGGGTTCGAGCGCAGCGGGCAGACCAAGATGTTTCGCGATGCGGCGATCGGTGTGCAGGACGCGGCGGCGGAGAAGCGCATCAGCCTGCCGGCGCGGATTGCGAAGCTGATGGAGATTCGCGCCGAGGACCCGGAGGCGCACCGCATCATCTGGCACGACCTCGAGGCGGAGCGGGAGGCCATCGAGGCGGCGATTCCCGGCATCGTGACGGTGCGCGGCGCCGATACGGATGACCACAAAGAGAGCTCGATTCTCGGATTCAGCGACGGCGCGTTCCCGGAGCTGGCGGGCAAGCCGTGCATGCTGGGGGCGGGCGTAAATTTCCAGCGGCATTGCTGGTGGTCGGTGTTCCTCGGCATCGGTTTCAAGTTTTCGGATTTCATCCAGGCGGTTCACCGGGTGCAGCGGTTCCTGCAAACGCACCCGGTGCGGATCGACCTCATCTTCACGGAAGCCGAGCGCGAGGTGCGCAAGCAACTCGAGAGGAAGTGGCGGCAACATAACGAAATGGTGGCAAAAATGACTTCGATTATTCGGGAGTTCGGGCTGTCGCACGCGGCGATGGCGCACACGCTGACGCGGAAGCTCGGGGTGGAGCGCGTCGAAATCACCGGAGCGGGCTATCGCCTGGTGAACAACGATTGCGTGGACGAGGCGCGGCGGACGCCGGACAACAGCGTGGGGCTCATCCTGACCTCGATTCCGTTTTCATCGCAGTACGAGTACTCCCCGAATTACGCGGACTTCGGCCACTCGGAGGGCAACGCGGAATTTTTCCAGCAGATGGATTTTCTCACGCCGGAGCTGCTCCGAGTACTCCAGCCAGGGCGCATCGCGGCGGTGCACGTGAAGGACCGCGTCGTGCCGATGGGCATGACGGGCCTCGGCAGCCAGACGGTGTACCCGTTCCACTGCGAGACCATCCGCCACTACGTGCGGCACGGCTTCGCCTACATGGGGATGAAGACGGTGGTGACGGACGTCGTGCGCGAGAACAACCAGACGTACCGGCTCGGGTGGACGGAGCAATGCAAGGACGGGACGAAGATGGGAGTGGGGATGCCGGAATACCTGTTGCTCTTCCGCAAGCCGCCGACGCAGACCCAGAACAGCTACGCGGACGTGCCGGTGGTGAAACAGAAAAGCCGATACACGCGCTCGCGCTGGCAGATTGATGCGCATGGGTTTGCCCGCAGCTCGGGCAACCGGCTGCTGACGCCGGAGGAATTGCGCGACCTGCCGCACGACGCGATTTTCCAGATTTTCCGCCAGCACTCGCTGACGCGGGTTTACGATTTCGAGCATCACGTGAAGCTCGGCGAGGCCTTGGAGCAGGATGGCCGGCTGCCGGTGACCTTCATGCTGCTGCAACCGCAGAGCTGGCACGACGACGTGTGGACCGACATCACGCGGATGCTGACGCTCAACAGCACGCAGGCGGCGAAGGGGAAGGAAATGCACCTGTGCCCGATGCAGTTCGACCTGGCGGACCGCGTCATCGAGCAATTCTCGATGGAGGGCGAGACGGTGCTGGACCCGTTTGGCGGGCTGATGACGGTGCCATACCGGGCGATCCTGCAGCGCCGGGTAGGCCTCGGGTTCGAGCTGAACCCGGCGTATTTCGTGGACGGCGCGCACTACTGCCGGATGGCGGCGGAAGAGATGAGCACGCCGGCGTTGTTCGATGTGGCGGAGTTTGAGCCACGGGCGATGGCGGTGGCAGGGACGGGAGGTGGATCGTGATTCGCCGGCAACTCAGTTTCCAGGTCTACGACGAGTTGTTCATCGACAACTTTGCGGGAGGCGGCGGAGCCAGCACGGGAATTGAGCGCGCGCTGGGTCGACCGATTGACCACGCGCTGAACCACGACCGCAAGGCGCTCGCGATGCACCGGATGAATCATCCGACCACGAAGCATCACCCGGAAGACATCCGCCACGCGGACCCGCTGAAGATCGCCGGCGAGCGGCCGGTGGGCGGCATCTGGTTTTCGCCCGACTGCAAACACCACTCGAAGGCCCGAGGCGGCAAGCCGCGCGACAAGAAGATCCGCGGGCTGGCGTGGTCGGTCATTCATTGGGTCAACGTGCTGTCCAAGCGCAAGGCGAAGGGCCCGCGCGTCATCTACCTGGAGAACGTCGAAGAGTTCGCGCAATGGTGTCCGCTCGACTCGGACGATAATCCCAGCAAGTGGCGTAAGGCGTGGTATTTCATCTGCTTCACGGGCGCGCTGATGCGTCGCGGTTTCCACGACATCGAGTGGGCGCCGGGTGATGGGTTTGTCTATCGTCGGACGCGGACCGGCATCGAGCGCGTGGAGGGCGTCACGTTTAGCTCGCGCGCGTGCGACTACAGCACGCCGACGATTCGCAAACGGCTCTACCTGATTGCCCGCTGCGACGGCCGCCACATCACGTGGCCGGAGCAGACGCATGCGGAGCCGACCAAGGCGAAGAAGCTGAAACTGAAGCCGCACAAAATAACGGCGGACTACCTGAATTTTTCACTCCCGTGCCCGAGTATCTTTCTCACGCGTGCGGAGGCTCGCGAGTTCAAGAAGCGGACGGGCATACAAATTCAACGGCCGCTCGCCCACGCCACAATGGCACGTATCGCGAAGGGCGTGAAGCGCTACGTGCTCGATGCGAAGAAACCCTTCATCGTCGAGCTCACGCATGAGGGCAACGACGGCGTGGCATCAGTCGACGATCCCATCAAAACCATCACTGCGGCGAATCGCGGGGAGAAATCGCTCGTCGTGCCGACCGTGGTCGGTTGTGGCGGCCGGGCTGCGCAGTCGCGGCCGCGAGGCGCGGATGAGGCGCACGCGACCACGACATCGAAGGCCGATGCTTGTCTTACGCAGGCGACGCTCGCGCCGTTTGTCACGGAGCACGCCAATGCCTCGACCCAGCGTAATTTTCCCATCAATGAACCAGCGCGCACCCAATGCGCGGAAGTGAAGGGCGGGCACTTCGCAGCCGTCGCGCCCTACCTCGTACCGCGCTACGGCGAGCGGAAGGGCCAGGAGCCGCGCACGCGATCGGTGGAGCAACCGGCGCCGGTAATCGTGCCGACTGGCAACGGCGGAAGCCTCGCGGCCGTTCATCTCACCAAATTTCAGGAGAACTCGATAGGCCAGACGCCTGCTGAGCCCATCGACACCATCATGGCCGGCGCGACACGGTTTGGGATGATAACGACCGGCATTGTGAAGATGCACGGCGATCCTGCTTCGCACGCTCCGGGCCACGCGGCCGACGAGCCGATTCACACTATCAACGCGGAGGGCAATCACCACGTGTTGTTCGAGGGGAAGCTGCATCGCGTAACCGACATCCGCATACCGACGTTTGAGGAGTGGTTCGCCCTGACCAAGGCCCACGGCGGCACTCGCGAAGAATACGACGCCTTGTACTCGGCAGACGGGGAAGGGCAGCGGGAGTTCAATCGGCGTGTCGCCGCCTACATTGCACAGCACAATGGCGGGGCGGCGGGTCACCAAACGGTGGGGCATCCTTTGGACAAGCCTCTTAGCACGCTTAGTTCGAAGTGCTCTCAACAACAAGTAGTCGGCGCATCGCTCGTGCCGTATTACGGCTCGGAAGAAGATAGCGTCGGCCTCAACGAGCCATGCCGCACGGTCACCACGCGCGACCGCTTCGGGCTGACGCCGGCGTTCGGCGCCACGTCACCGCTGCCTCCTCATCTCGAGGCCGGCGCGCGGCGAGTCGCGGCCTTTCTGCGCGAGCACGGCATCGAGTTCGAAGGCGATTATGCGACCGTGGGCGACTACATCATCGTCGATATCGGCATGCGGATGCTGAAGCCGCGGGAGCTTTATTGCCTGCAAGGCTTCCCGGTAAATTACATCATCGACCGCGGGCTCGATGAAGATGACGACGGCCGGGTTTTCGAAATCAAGCTAAACGGCACCGAACAGGTGCGGATGTGCGGCAACAGCGTTTGCCCACCGATGGCCGAAGTCCTGGTCGCCGCGAACAATCCCGAAATGCGCTTTGAGGAGCTGGCCGCATGAAGACGATGTCGCCAGATGGCAGAATCGTCGGAGCGCAGGTGACGAGCCGGACGGCCGTGCGCGCGGCGCCTGCGCCGATTCCGGAGCGCACCGAGCCGCCGGGCGACGTGACGACCATCTGGCGCGACGGCATGGTGTGGCGGCAATCGCCGGGGAAGCGGGCCAAGATGCTGCCGTCGATTTCGCCGAGGGCGGAGAACTGAATGACCATGCGAGACGAACACGACAAGAAGCCCCGTCGCCGCGTGCTGCTTACGCTCAAACTCGGCGCTGACAACCGCGAGGAAATGATTCACGCCCTTGAGCAAATCGCGCTTGAGATGCGACGCGGCTACCTGATGGGTGAGGCGGCAGGGGGCGGATATAGTTCCGGCTATTGGCTCAAGGTCACGGAAGACGAGACGGTCACGCACGACACCTACTTCGCAGCCATCAACGCCATGATTGAAGCCGAGCAGGCAGACCGCGCACTCGACGACATTGGCACAACCGTCGCCTCCAAAGTGTGAGAAACGATATGAGCCGCCTACAACCAACGCTTTTTGATGGTGCGCGGATGCAGTTACGTGACGCGTTCGATCTCACTTGCCAGAGCCTCACGGCCTACGGCGCGATGTATGACCATTGGGCAATCGCGTTCAGCGGCGGAAAGGATTCATCGGCCACCGTGACGGCGACGGTAAAGGCGATCCGAATGGGTTTGGTGCAGGCTCCAAAGACCTTGACGGTGCTGATGAGCGACACGCGGATGGAGCTGCCGCCGCTGTTCGGCACCGCGATGCAGATTCTTGCCGAGCTGCGCGCCATCGGCATTCGCACGCAAGTCGTGATGCCGAAGATGGAGGACAGGTTTTTCGTGTATATGCTCGGTCGCGGCGTGCCGCCGCCGTCGAACACGTTTCGCTGGTGCACGGCGCAACTCAAAATCGAGCCGATGATTTCGGCGTTGCAGGCGCTGCGCGATGAGCACGGGCAAAAGTTCCTGATGCTGACTGGCGTGCGGCTCGGCGAGAGTGCGGCGCGCGACGCGCGGATTCAGCTTTCATGCGGAAAGAATAATTCCGAGTGCGGGCAAGGCTGGTTTCAGATCGCCACGCCCGAGGCCGTCGCGGATACGCTCGCGCCGCTGCTGCACTGGCGGCTCTGCCACGTCTGGGACTGGCTCACCGGCCTCGTGCCCGAGGAATTGGAACACGGCTTTTCGACCAAGCTCATTGCCGCCGTTTACGGTCAGGATGAAGACCTCGAAACGCACGCGCGCACTGGATGTGTCGGTTGCAATCTCGCGAGCCGCGACTTCGCCCTAGAGTCGATAATCCAGCGCCCGCAGTGGTCGCATTTCTCTCCGTTACTTGAGCTTCGCCCGCTCTACGCCGAGCTGAAAAAGCCAGAGAATCGGCTGCGGAAAGATGGCACGGAAACGCGCAAGGACGGCTCGCTCGTGGCGAACCCCTGCCGGATGGGACCGCTGACGTTCGCCGCGCGCCGCTGGGCGCTGGGCCGCGTGAAAGACATCCAGGCGCGGGCCGGTGTGGACCTCATCAACGCCGAGGAAGAGGCGAAGATCATCGAGCTGATCGACGCCGGGACTTGGCCGCGCGGCTGGGATGGTTCTGAGCCGGTAGCCAACGTGCCTTTCGAGAACGTTCGCCCCGATGGCAGCGTTCAAACCGCTATGTTGGACCTCCTCCGCTGAACGCAAGGAAGCCCGCGAAAATGAATACTCCTGCACCACTTGCAAAGATTGCCGAGGCCCTCGGTTGGATGAGGGCCGAGCGCAACGGCGTCGAAATCTGGCGTGACCCGGAGGGCGGTTACGTCGTCTCGGCGCAGCTTCTTGAGCAGATGGGAGAGGTTGTGCCGCGAGCCATCGCGGAGATGAAGGACCAAAGCAAAATCGACTCGCTCGTTGTCGGGAAACTCCAAGCGCAGGTAGTCACGGCGACGGAAGACACGGCGTTGCTCAATCGCTGGGAGAAGGGGCAATGGCTCATCGGCGTTTCCTCGACTGGCGAGTGGCAGGCGATGAGCCAAACACCGGGACTCATCGGCAAAGGCTTCGTCGGCAAATCCGTGCGCGACGTGCTGCGCCAGATTCGCGACCTCACCTAAGAACGAAGGCCACATGGACCACTACGAAATAATGAAACAGCACTGGCTACATTGGCTGGTCGGATTCTTCGTGAAGAACCGCCGCCAGACATGGCTCCGGTGGCATTGTTTTCACGATCGATTTCACCGGCACCTGACTCCAACGATCACGTTTAAGCCGTGGGAGAAATCGTGCCTCGCTACGATCCCAGAGCTGGGGATCGTGACTCACTCCATCGGCATCGGCTTCGAGTTTTGGAGCTGGGCTTGGATGCTTAGTTTCGGCGTCTCCACTCAATCGCCAGAGGACGCCGCGAAAATGGCGTGCAACCGCTGAGAACGAAAATCCAATGAGCGCCGAGGATAACGAGAAAGACTTAGAGAACACGCGGGAGCTGTTTGATTTCCTGCGCGGAAACGTGCCGGAGGGCTACGAGATCGACGCGGGCCACGTACCGAAGCTGACGGCCGATCAAGCCGCGACCGTCATTTGGTTTCTCGGCAACATGTATTGGAAGGTCACTGATCACGTTGAACGGTGCGACGTGTGCGGTGAGTGGTATAACACGTGGTGTGAGGGCGAGTGTGTTGATTGCCCGCCCGCGCCATACTTTTTCTGCGGCAACTGCATGGACGGCGAGGAAGCGCAGCGAAAACGCCGCATCGAGCGCGGACTAGAACGCGCCAAGAAACGCCAACCGCGCTGCGCCGTAATCCCCTCCTGAGAACGAAGACCTATGAACGACAAGCAACGCATCGAATTTCTCTCCGGGCTCGTGAAGAACTGCCCGACCGCCAGCTTTCACCACAACGAGGACGTGGGCATGACGTTCCCGGACGGCAGTTCGATGCCGGTCGGATTTACGATTCTCGTCGAAGGCGTCTGCGATCCGGTGCGCGTCACCGCTTCAACCTTCCGCAAGTGCGTCGATGCACTACGCCGCGAGATGGGCGACAGCGGCGAAATCTTTTGAGAGGAACGAATCCATGATACCGAAAACCACTCCGAAATTCGAAGAACTGCCGCAGTACAGGGCCAGAGAGCAGGGACGCGTTTACCTCGAAGTGTTGGTGACACCAACAATCGCCGGATGGCGCGGGGTGTGCAATGAGTGTAAGTTCAAGATTCCGGGAAAAGACGATCCAGTGCGCGCCGCTTGGGGCGCTGCCGAGGTGGCGTTCACCGAATATTTCGACCGCAACGTATCGTGGACGGAAATCCGACTGGAGCGAGAGACTCCATGGGAGTTCGTCGCGAGCATGCCCAACGAGTGAGAGAACGAACAATTATGGCTACCTCACTCAAGGCGCTCCGTAAGCGCATCAACTCAGCGAAATCAGACCGCGGCTTGAAGAAGCTCGTGACGGAGGCGCTCGCTCAAGGCGAGGCCACCTTCCGCTACGCGCAACACTGCGATTGGCGCGATGCAGTTTTGGCCATCGGGGAGGCCCGTTGCTACGGCGCCTTGGCTCTCGATGCGATTAATAAGTGCCGCGCTGTGCCGGTCTGACCGAACGAATCAGGGATTTTGATACGTGACCAAGACCGGCAAAAAATTACGTAACTCGCAGGGGCAATTCGTCGAAAGATGGATGCTCGACGATGGCGCGTCTCACCGGTGTCCGACAGACCGGCCCATGCTCCCGGTGCTCGGTCCGCATTGGAAAGCCCTATGGGTTTACAAGCGCAACCGCAGGTACTTCGGGGGAGAGTGGCGCGGGAGCGTCGGGGGCCGTCGCGTGCGTTACCAGGCCGAGACGGCTGAAAAACTCCTGCAAAAACTACGGGTCGCGGAGCGCGAGTTGCTGCAACATGGCGCACTGGCCCGCGCGCTCTCCACCGAGCAACGGTACATCGCCGCGCAATGCTTCATCATTTGCGAGCGGCTGGGGGTGACGTTGCTCGATGTGATTCGCGATTTTGAGCGGACGCATCCGCACGGCGCCAACGCCCGCACGCTCGACCAGGTGCGCCTCGAATTGATCGATGCAAAGCGGGAGATGAAGCGCAGCGAGCGGCATGTGCTGTCGCTGGATTACCGGTTGCGCCGTCTCGTCGCCGCGATTGGGGACAAGAAAATCAGCGCCATCACCACGCGCGAGCTTGAGGAAGAACTGGCGCGCCATCGCGACTGGAACGCGACGACGGTGCACGGCGTGGTGCAGGGGTGGAAGATCGCCTTTAATTTTGCGGTGCGCCGCGGTTACCTGCTGAACAATCCCGCGGACCGGCTGGAGCTGCCGAAGATTATTCACGACGAGCCGAGCATCTTTTCGGTGGATGAGGCGCGGCGGCTGATGGCGGCGACGTTGTTTTGCGATCGCGACCCGATGCTGCCGCATTGCCGGGCATATCTGGCCATCGGGATGTTTGCGGGACTACGGCCGGATGAGATTGCGCGCCTGGAGTGGCAGCATGTCGATTTGACGACCGCAACGATTCGCGTGAAGGCCGCCAACGCCAAGGACCGCGACCGGCGCATCGTCGACATTCAGCCGAATCTTGCGGCCTGGCTGCAACCGGTGGCGCGCACGCGGGGGCATGTGCTGACCAAGCCGCTCGCGGTGTTGCGCGTGGCCGCGCGCGCGGTGCTGGGGCTCGACGAGTGGCCGCACGACATCATGCGCCACTCGTTTGTCTCTTATTACTTCGCGCTGTGTGAGGATGAGGCGAAGACGAAGAAGCAGGTGGGGCACCGGGATGACGGGCGCGTCTTCTACAATCATTACATGGTGCCGTGCTCGCGGGCGGACGGGCGGCGGTTCTTTGGGATTGTGCCGCCGGTGGGGCTGCTCATGAGCGGCGCGGAGGCGCGGCCGCGCTATGATGACGGGATGCAACCGCTGCGGGGTCTTAGCACCACGCCGGGGCCAGATGATGAGCTCACGGAGTCAGAGCTGGCGACATATCCGGTACATCCGGAGGAGAATCGATGAACGCGCGCGATATCGACTCACTCAGCGCGGCCATCGGGCGGCATCTTCGGGCGAACCGGAGCGCGGTCATGCAGGAGAAGGGCGTGCATAACGCCATCGCGGCGGCGTTCGCCGAGATTGGCATGAAGGTAGAGCGGGAGTATCGCCTCACGCCAGAATCACGGCTCGATTTCTTCCTGTCGGATTGCGGAACCGCAGTCGAGGTGAAGAAGGGTAACGCGGGACTGCCGGTCGTCAGCCAGATCGGCCGCTACTTCGAGTCCGAGAAGGTGACCGGCTGCATCCTGGTCGCAATGCGAATTGATCCTGCAGTGCCAAAAACATTTCGCGGCAAGCCTATCGCGCACCTGCCGCTCTGGAAATTTCTACTCTGATGCGACCGCAAGGCCAACTCTACTACGTGCCCGCACCCGCGAAAGAATGGGTGTTCAAGGTAACACCATCGCTCGCGATGCGACTCAAGCGGATGTTTCCACGCATGGTGCAATCGCAGGCGACGCTGCTGCGGTTGAAGCACACGCCGGATATCGCGGCGGATATCGAGTGGGTGTTGCAGCGGTATCCGCTCACGATTGCCGCGGCGGAACTGGAATTTCTCAATCGGTCGGCGGATGCGTATCGCGAGCGGCAGGCGTTGCTCGAAAGCATCATGGCGGCTCCGCCACCGCCATCCTCTTTCGAGATGGCACTCGCGCCGCGCGAGTATCAGGCGCAGGCCGCGGCGCTCTACCTCGCGCAAGGGCACTTGCTGCTCGCGGACGTGGTGGGTGCCGGAAAAACGGTGAGCGCGATCGCGTCGTTCACGGATAAGCGGGTCGTGCCGGTGTGCGTGGTCGTGAAGGCTCACCTCACGAAGCAGTGGAAGGATGAGATTGCGAAATTCCTGCCCGCAGTACGGACGCACATCGTCAAAAAAAGCACGCCTTACGAGCTGCCGGCGGCCGATGTCTATATCTGCACCTACAACAAGCTGCACGGCTGGTGGGGCATATTTGCGGAAAAATGCCGGTCGGTCGTCTTCGACGAGATCCAAGAGGTGCGCGTCATCGGCTCGGGAAAATACGAGGCGGCGCGAAACCTTTGTGAGGTTGTGCCGTTTCGCCTGGGGCTGTCGGCGACGCCGATTCACAATTACGGAGGCGAGGCGTGGAACGTGTTCAACCTGCTTTGCCCGGACGTGCTCGGTGGGGGAGAAGAGTTTATGCGCGAATGGTGCACGCATGGGATGGTGAACAATCCGGAGGCGCTGGGCTCCTACCTGCGCGAGAACAAATTGATGCTGCGGCGCACGCGGAAGGAAATCGGCCGCGAGCTGCCGCCCATCGTGCGCTATGTGCAGGACATCGAGGTGGACCATGACGTTTACCAGAAAGGATTGAGCGGCGCGGACGAGCTCGCGCGCCTCGTGTTGAGCGGAACTTTTCTCGAGCGCGGGCAGGCGGCGCGGCAATTCGACTTGGAGTTGCGCCAGGCGACCGGGTTAGCGAAGGCGCCCTACGTCGCGGAACTCATCCGGATGCTCGTCGAGTCGGGCGAGCAAGTCCTGGTCGGCGGCTGGCATCGCGCGGTGTACGACGTGTGGCTCGACCGGCTGAGCAATCTTTATCCCGTGATGTTCACCGGATCCGAGAGCCCAACGCAGAAAGAGGCCTCGCGCCAGGCTTTCATCGAAGGGCGTTCGAAGGTGATGCTGATGTCGCTGCGGTCGGGTTCGGGGCTGAACGGGTTGCAGGACGTGTGCTCGTGTTGCGTCATTGGGGAACTCGATTGGACGCCGGCGGTGCACGAGCAGTTCATCGGTCGGCTCGCGCGCGACGGGCAGACGGAATCGGTGCAGGTGTTCATCCCGGTCGCGCCGGTGGGATGTGACCCGACGATGGCGAGCGTGTTGGGGCTGAAGCAGGCGCAGGCGACGGGGATCGTCGACCTCGGGAAGGAAATCACGGCGGATTTTGTCGAGACGGACCCGCAGCGACTGAAGCAGCTAGCGATCGATTACCTGAAGGCGCGGAAGCTGCCCGTGCCGGAGGGCAGCGCTCCGCCGGGCGAGACGGCGGCGTAGACTGGCGGGACACGATTCCAAACTTCAACATGCCAAGTCGTATCATCAGGGAGGGGTGGCTAGAATCGGAACGCATCAATACCCTTGACGCGGCGGCGGAGCGTTTCTTTCTCCGGCTGTGTTTGCGCGCTGACGACTATGGTCGTTTTCACGCGAACACGGTTCTTCTCAAATCAAGTCTCTTCCCGCTGAGCGAAGACGTTAGAGGCACCGACATACCCCGCTGGCTCGCTGCGTGCGAAAAGGCCGGATTGGTTCGCTGCTACGAGGTCGAAGCAAAGCGGTTTGTGGAGATTCACCGGTTCGACCAGCGGACGCGGGCTCAGCGGAGTAAATTCCCCGAGCCCCCGCCGCTTGTCGGTCAGATGCCTGACACGTGTCTGACAGGTGACGGGCCTCCGCGCACGGAGGCGAAGTCGGAGTCGGATGCGAATATCGGAGTCGGAGTCGGAGACGAAGGGGCGCCCGCTCCGGCGGGCAATTGCCCGGCACTCATCATCCCTATTCTGCTGAACGTACCTGAGTTCCTCGGACCTTGGGCGCAATGGCAGGACATCCGCCGCAAGGGCAAGAAGCCGAAGACGTCTTGGGAGGAATACTTCGCCAAGCAGCTTGCCTGGCTGGAGAGGTTCGGACTCGAGACGGCCATCAGCATCGTCGATACCTCGGCGCGCAACGAGTGGCAGGGGTTGTTTGAGCCCAAGGGCGGGAAGGCGCGCGGCGCTGCAGGATCGCAACGAAAGGGGGAGTTCGACCGTGCCTGGTGATGAGCAAGCGCAGCAGCTGGTGGGCGGGGCGATGGTCGGGAAGGTGCCGATGCCGCCGACCATCGGCCAACTCGCGGCGGAGTTTGCCGCGTCGTGGGGGCTCGACATGGCGGCGCCGCGGGGGCCGCTAGACCACGATGCGATAGCGCAGGCCTATATCGCGGATGCGCGGCTGCGTGACGCGCGGATGAGGTGGGACGCGTTCGCGGCAGAGAACCCACAGCTCGTGGAGACGGAGTGGGAGAGGCCGCAATATGAGGCGAACCGTGAAGCGATCGCAAAGGTGTTGGGCTGGCAGTACGGCGCGAAGGGTTTGCTCGCGAGCGGGCCGACGGGTCGCGGGAAGACGCGGGCACTCGTCGAGTTGTTCAAGCGTCTGGCGTGCGACGAAGGGCGCGACGTGCGCTACTACTTCGCGGGCGACTGGTTCGCGGCGTTGCAGGCGCAGGTGAACTACGGGCGCGACGAGGCGCGCGGCTGGGTTGAGGCGTGTGCGCAGCGGAAGCTCATCATCATCGACGACCTCGGACAGGAGGCGATGCAGACGACGCGGGCGGATTGGGCGCAGGGCTGGCTGTTTCGCTTTCTCGACCTGCGCATCAGCCGCGGGTTGCCGCTCATCGTCTCGACGAATCTCTCGTCGCGCGAGATGGCAGGGCGCGCCAGCGATGTGCGAGGAGACCCATTGGTGCGGAGGTTCACCGACCTGTGCGAAATCGTGAAATTCAAATGATGCCAATGCTCAATCAACAGGTAAAGCACAGGTCTGGCGCGCAGAAGGTGGGTATCGTCACCGCCATCATCACGCGCTCAAGCGGGGTGCAGTACGGTGTCACTTGGGATGACCTGACCGAGCGTTGGCACGCAGCCGACGAGATCGAACCTCACGACCAAGGCCAACGGGCCATAGGCCTGCCAACCCAATCCGACGAGGTGGTGTGATGTGACGTGTTGTTGCGTACACCAGATAAGGCTTGACCGAAACACCGAAGGAGCATGACCGATATAATCCCAGATCCACGTAACCGAGGCCGAAGGCAGGCGCTCGCCACCACCGAGCCGCCAGCGCGAGACGCAAACGCGAAGCGAAAACGCGAGATTTCGCAAAACGCGGGCAACGGCCCTTCGACAATTTTTTTACAACCGGGGGTCGCAAGAAAACTCTTGGACGCCTCGCCGCGAGCTGGGTCCGCGTCGGCGCGGTCCTCGGCCATGACCGAGCTGAAAACTTCATTTCCTTTCCCCAATGGCGGACGGTGACCAGACGGCCGATGCGCTGGAGCCCAAGTTCATGCCAAGCATGGCAGCGGCGGCCCGCGTCCTCAAAGTCACGGCTCGAACGCTGCGCAACTGGCGGACGGAAGGCTGCCCGGGATTTGAGCCTGACGGGCGGGTCGACGTCGCGCAGGTTGCCGCCTGGGCGGAGAAGAAGCTGGCGGACCGCCGCGGCACCGTGGACATCCGCGAGGAGAAGATCCTCGAGGAGATTCGTCGTCTGCGAATCGCGAACGACGCGAGGGAAGGGCGCCTGGTCGAGCGCGCGTGGGTGGGGGAGAAATTGTTGTTGGCTGCCGGCGACCTGAACAGCTACCGCGCGAAATCCGAGGCCGAACACGCGATGCTTTTCTCTGCCGCCGCGGGCGACCCGGTCGAGTGTCGCGTCGTGCTGTGCACCATCTGGGACGAAATTATGCGCGTGCACGCGGAACTCGCGAAACACTTTGAGGAGGACCCCAGATGAACCAATCGCTGTCTCGAATTGAACGCTACGAAATCGCCATCGCGCAGGACCGGCTTTCTGGCCACCCCCGTCAGCAAGAAGACGCCATCGCGGAGCACTATGCTTCGCTCATGAGCCAAAGCCGAGACCTTTACGAACTCGCCAGGCGGCGACGCTACGGGCCGCCAAACGCGGAAATCGACGCGTGCATTGCCCACCTCGTGGGAGTGGTGAAGCGGGCGCACTTGCGCGCGTTCGGCATCCCGCTCGAATGGTCGCATGAATCGACTTTTCAACCTTTCACTGAAAGGTCGAAATCGGCATTCGAGCCCGTCGGTCAAACTGACCCGCGATGCTTGACTTGGCAGCCGATGGCGATTGCGCCAAAAGACGGCTCGGAAATCCTCGTGCTGTTCGACTCGGCGACGGTCGACGTAGTGCGCCTCTGCTGGTGGGATGACGGCGCGCCGCGCGAATCTGACCGATTCCCGGCGCCGCGACCGGATGACGTGGGCTGGTGGTCCTATCGCCACAGCGTCACGCAGGAGCAAATCAACATCGGGAAGGCGGTCGGCTGGTTACCGATGCCGGCGAAAAGAGGCGACCGATGAGCGACACGCTTAAAGTCCAAGTCACATATAAGGGAAATTCGTTCTCCATCGAAAATCTCGAGATGGTGAAGATGTCATGAGCTACGCCCTCAACGAAATCTGGGCGAAGGCCTTCGCGCCGCCGGACCGCCGCACGAACATCGAGTGGGCGCGGGAGAAAATTAAGCTCCCGCCGGTTCTCGCGAAATCGGGCACGTTCGACATTTCGGGCTCGCGCCATTTCGAGGCGCCGCTCCTAGCCGTCGGTCACGTGCGGGTGCGCGGCGTGCGCATGCTCGCACCGGTCCGCGGCGGAAAAACCCTCGTGGTCGACGTCTCCGTGCCGAGCGCCGTCGTGCGCGATCATGCGTCCGTGCTCATCGTTTTTCAGGATGGCAAGATTGCCGAGGACCACGCCGAAACGCGCACGATGCCCATCCTCCAGTCAGTCCCGGAGATTCGGCCGATGCTCTCGGCCGATCGCCACAAGACGCGCAAGTCGAACATCCTTTTCGCCAACGGCCTTCCTCTCATCCTCACGGGCCCCGCTCTCGGACGTCTCCAATCGAAGGGCTTCAAGTGGGTCATCTGCGACGAGCCGTGGATGTATAAACCCGGCGTGCTCGCCAACGCGAAGGCCCGCATGGGCGATTTCGTGAAGATGGGAAATAACAAGTTCATCGCGCTCAGCCAGGGCGGCGAGGAAGAGGGCGAGTGGGACATCGAGTACCGCGCCGGTGTCGAGTTCGTGTGGCGGCCGCTCTGCGCCTCGCCCGCCTGCCGCCAGCCCATGCCCATCGAGTGGTCGCTCAACCGTCCCGATGGCCAGCGCGCCGGCGCCCTCTTCGATTCCGTCAAGCACGAGGACAACACCTACAACGTCGACGCCTGCTGCGGCACCATCCGCTTCGCCTGCCCGCACTGCGGTCACCAACATCCGAATACAGCGCGCACGCGCCGCGAGTGGAATACGACCGGCGGCTACTATAACGCCAAGACTGGCGAGCCTTTCGACCCCACCAATCCACCGCCCGAAATCTCCTTCCGCTGGCACGGCCTCATCGATTACCCGTGGGATTTCCTTCTCCGCAAATGGCTCGAGGCGCAGGACGCCAAACGCGTCGGCAACTTCAAGCCGCTTGTCATCTTCTTCCAGAAATACTGCGCTCTGATGCGCAGCGAGCGCACCGTTCACGACTCCGATCTTTCCTTCGCGCGCCTGAAGCTCGAGGTCACCGACCCGAAACTGAAACTCTGGCCCGATGAGCATATGCGCTTCCTCACGGCCGACCGGCAGGAAGAGCAGACTTATTGGGTGATGATTCGTGCCTGGTCGAAGACCGGTGAGAGCCGCCGCATTTTCTACGGCAAGGTCCACGGCGAGGCCGCCATCGAGGCGCTCCGCGTCCAGTACGCCGTTCCGAAGACCTGTACTGTCGTCGACTCCGGTCATTGGGCCAAGGGCGCCACCGGCGTTTACGCCGCGTGCTGCCGCTACGGTTGGATCGCCGCCAAGGGCGATGATGCCGAGTTCTTCTGGCACTCGGTCAAGCGCAAGGACAAATCTGGCCGCGTCGTCACCGATCGCGTCCAGCGTCTCTGGGCCCCGCGCGCCTGGGGCGACCCTCACAGCGGCTCCGATGACCAAGGCAAATCCCGTTGCCCGCTCATCACTTTCTCCGCCCCCAAGATGGCTGACATGGTCGATGGGCTCATTGAGCGCGGCCTCTGGGTCGAACCGCTCGTCGACAGCGACCCCGACGAGACGGAGCGGGAGTTCCGCCGCCAGATGACCGCCGAGTTTAAGCGGCCGAAAATCGATAAGCTCACCGGCAAACGCAAAATGGTGCGGGTCTGCCCGAGCGGCAATAACCACGCCTACGACGACGCGAAGATGCAGGCACTCTCTGCGATGCAGGCCAAGCTCCTGCCCGGCGGTTTCGACGATAGCAACGAAGGCGAAGACGTCAATGAGGAGGACCCCGAAGAATGAGAATGCCCGACCCCATGCTTTCCATCAAGGAACTCGCCGCCGCGCTCGGTCGCACCCGCGAATATATTTCGGCGATGAAGCGCCACGGCTTCATGATGCCGGGCGGCCGTGCGACGGTCGCTGAGGCGCGCGCCTGGCTCGCGCGCAACCCTCCGCCGCGGGCCCGCCGGCGCCTCGATGCCGCCGCCTGAAAAAAAGAAAAATCAGGCATGGTTGGGCCGGCCGTTGTCCCACCCCTCCATGATAATCTGCCGCCCATGGACAATCACCACCCGCAACGACGCCGTCGCCGAGTACTTCGCCTTTATCCACACACTCCCGCCCGAGGAGGCTATTCGTGAGCTGCTTGGCGCCATCAGCGACCTTGTGCAATGGATGGACCTCCCGACCGTCCTTGCCCTCCGCGAAATGGTCGCCCGCGATTTCCCGGAAAGCGAAGGCCTCATCCTCATCGATGGTAACCTCGCGCTCCGCGAGATTCGCGACGCAGCCTAATCGAAAATCGCTTCGCGTGGGTCGCGCGGCTTCGGCTCTGTGGGCGCGACGTAGACCACGATTTGCCCGGCCTCATCGCGCACGACGGAGCAGCGCTGCGTCGTCTGCATTGTAGTGGTGACAAGGATACTCCTTCCATCCTCGGACAATCGCGAGGTGCTCGTAACCTGACAGGGCACGCCTGCAGCGATCGCAATCACGGCTGCCGCGTCGCCTTCAATCCTGTGTGTTTTGCTCATTTGGATTTGGGCCGGTAAAAACCTTCTGGGGTGTATTCGAATAGGTCGGCGCGGTCAGGGGACACGTACGTCCGCAAATTTTCTTTGCCTGATAGGGGTTGTTTCAACCGCTCAAACGTCACGGTGCCTTTCTCGTGATTTTCCCTGAACCGGAACTTGTAGGCGCTACCGATGATATTCTCCATGATCCTTTCGGCGGGCGACCACACCGGCCCCAATGGGTGCGTGAGTGGCATGGCCGGCGCGGCGGCTTCAAGCGTGTGCCGGTCAAATGTGATCCATTGACCGGGCTCGATGACCGAAACGCGGTCGGCGATTTGATACAGATTCATCCCACCCTCCGCTTCCTCGGCTTCGAATCCTTCGCGCCCTTCGGCCTTCCGCCGCGCTTTCCATTTGCGCGAGCTGCCGCTTTTTGCGCCGGCGTGTTGGCCGCCCGACCCAGCCGCCCGAGAGCGACGGCGGCGGGATTCTTTCCGTCGTTGTTCATGCGCTCGATACTCGACCACTTCACATCGAGCCGGTCAACACTGCGGAGATTGGTCGCCGAAAATTTCACCTGATGCGCGGCGCCGGCATCAGGCTCGAGGGCGAACCGCGGCCGCTCGCCATCAGCCTCTGAAGTGAGCGTGTAACGCAGGGAGAGGGCGCACGCGGTCATTTTAGGATGCCTCCCGCGAGCCGCGCGCAAAACTCGGTCCACTCCCGTTCCACCGTCGCCAACTCATCATCCGAGTAAGAGCCGTCATTGCACCCCGCCGATTCCACCACGCCATCCGGGCGCAACAAATCGTATCCGTGGCCATCCGCTTCGCGGTAAAAACGAAGCTCCCATCCATCCGGGAGCGTCGGCGCGCCACGCACGATAACGAGTCGCCCCTCGGCTTGGGCAATAACCTCCCGCGCCTCGATGATGTTTCCGTCGCAGTCGTTGCCGACGCCATAGCGCTCGGCGAGGTCGGTGATCATTTTCAAGTTGGTCAGCAGCTTCGTGAAAATATCGTCCGGCTGTGCCATCGCGTGATTCAGCGCCAGCGCTCGCGTCTCGGCAAGATTGCCCTGCCAGCGCTTCGCCTTCTGCCGCCAGTAGGCGCGCGTCGTTTCGTGGCTGCGCGTGTCATCAGCTTCGCGCCGCGCTTCGGTGATCGCTTCAAGCAGCCCGGCGCGCGCCGTCATGTTGTCGGCATCGGCCTGCCGGTATCCGGCGAGGTAGTTGGAATCGGTGGATTTCATGTTTGGGAATTTGTGGTGGACTCATCAGGCGCCGCGTGACGGCGCGACCGGCCTTCGCCGGTTTCGTCCTCACCCGGCGAACGACTCCGCCAGTTCCCACAGCCCGGTGTTGATTCGCTCCGAGGCCGACAGCCCGGTGATCTTCCGCACCGTCCGCGTCTCGCGGCTCAACGTGCCATCCTCGCGCTCGACGTTGAACGTCGCGTGAAACCCGCCGCGCACGAGCGATTCCTGCACCCGGTTGTAGGTCAGCCAGAGCGATCGCCCGTCATCCTGGCGGCGGAGCGCCCGGCCGTACCGCCAGCCCGCCTCGACCGGCGCATTCGTAGTCCAGCGCAGCGCCAGCGCCTGGCGCTTGAACGCGTTGATTTGCTCGTCGCTCAGCTCAATTTTATTCCACAGGTCGAACTTCTCGATGACCCGGTCGAAATTGGCCCGCAGTTCGCGCGCGCCGGCCACGATGCGATTCTCCAACCCGCCGCCGCGGTGATGGAACACTCCGCCGACGACCTTCACACCGACATAGTTCTGGTTCAGGCAGGCCGCACGCAGGAACCCGCCGATGGTCCGGAAGGCCGACGTGCCGTCCGAGCTATTGCCGAGATACATCTGCGGGCGACCCTCCGCGTGCTCCGGCAATTCCGGGTGCCAGAGCGTCACGCGGTGCGTGTTGTGCTCCGCCGCGTCTTCCGAGCGGCTGCGCCGCTGGTCGGCGCCGACCACCTGCCAGCCGTCCTGTTGGAGCGCATCGACCACATTGGCCGTCGTGACATGCGCGTACTGGTCGGACAGGTGCCCGGCGCGGTGCGCGGTAAAGGCAGCCGGAGCGGCGGCGCGGAGTTGTTCGGTCGAGAGCGGGTAGTTGGAGATCATGGGAGTAGGTTTGGTTTCGTTGATGGATTAATCTGACTCACCCACTATAACCCAAGCGCTCGGGTTATACCATTACAAAACCGGGACTCCGTTTCCAACCGGGCAAAAAGAGGCTGCGTCACACTGCGTCACATCAGCGGCATTGCGCGGGTGTTCGCCCGCACACGTTCTCGTCATTGTGCGCGCCACCAGCGGTTTCATCCGGCTGTTTATTCGGGGGCTCGCGTGGGATGCCACCGAAGCCCAAGGGCTGTTCGTCGACACGCTCAAGGCCGCATCGCGCGCCAAGCTGATCAAGGTCGGGGGCGCTACCTTCCTCTCTCTCGTTTCGCAGGGCGGCGCCGAGGTGCGTTATACGCTCCCGCCCACCGATGAGCTGACGCAGGGCGATATTGCCGAGGTCTGCTCAGCCTTGCTCGACCGCGTCGACGCCATCAAGGCCGCCGATTCGTCCATCGCCGATTCCGCGCTCGTCACCGCGCTGCTCGCGGCGTTCCCCGCGCCGCCGCCCCCGCGCAGTGTCCGCATGCTCCGGCCTGATTTTTCGTTCGGTCTTCACCGCGCATGACAGCGGCAACTACAGTCCAGACTGTTCCCGTTGCCGCGGCGAAGCCGTCGCTCGTCAACCGCGTCATCGATTACATCCGCCGCCCGGCGAAAATCGATCAACCGCGCCTCGCGGCCGCGAACTCTCGTCCGACCCGCCGCGAAGTTCTCTCCAACCGCGACAATCTCGCTGCGGCGATGGCCCGCTACGAGGCCGGCACGTTCGGCGGCATCGATCGCTCGTGGATTCCGCACTACGTGCAGGACGCGCGGCAGGATATCGACCCCGGCCAGCGGCTCGAGATGGTCCGCAAGGCGCGCTACTTCGAGTGCAACAACGCGACGATGCAGAAGATCCTCGACCTCATCGAGGTCAACGTCGTCGGCACCGGCGTCCACGCCACGCCCGCCTCATCCGATGAGAAGTGGAATGCCCGCGCGCTCGCCCGCTGGCAGGAATGGTGCAAGTTCGCCGACCTCTCGTCGCGGCAGAATTTCGCCACGCTTCAGGCGCTGATGGCCCGCGCCCAGGCGGTCGATGGGGAAATCTTCGTCTGGCTCACCTATGGCGACCCGGATGAGACTGGCCGGCGCTTCCCGCGTATCCAGCTCATCGAGACGCACCGCGTCTGCGACGCGAAGCTCCCGCGCCAGTACGAGCAGGAGGGCTACCAGCAGTTCGATGGCATCCTGACCGACCGCCGCGGCCGCCCGGTCTTCTACATCGTCACCAACGATGCCGACGCCTTTTCGAAGTCCTCGCCCAAGTCGGTCGCGCTGATTCCCGCCGAGGAAATCGTCCACATCTACGAGCCGTCGCGCACTTCCCAGCCGCGCGGTCTCACCCTGTTTCACGCGTGCCTGCCCGACCTGCACGACCTCGACGATCTGCAGCGCTACGAGATGCTCGCATCGAAAGACGCCGCCTCGCGCGCCAACGTCGTCAAGACCGCGAGCGGCGAGGTGACCGACGATGGCAGCATCATCGGCCGCGAGGAAACGCAGCCGGCCGATAACAACACCACGGCGGAAAAGGTCACCTACTACCAGACCGCGTTCGGCGCCCGCACGGTGGTTCTCCGGCACGGCGACGAGTGGGAGCAGGGCGAGGCGCTTCGCCCGACCACCGCGCAACAGGAGTTCTGGAAAATTCTCGAGCGGAAAGTCTGTCGCGGCACCGGCCTGTCCTACGCCGCGCTCTGCGATTACGAGGGCGGTTGGTCCGGCCCGGCGCTCCGCGGCGCGCTCGCTGCCGATAATCGCTTCTACGACGTTCGCACCCAGACGCTCTCGGTCGGTTTCCAGCGCATCTACGAGCACGTCATCGGCGCCGATGTGAAGCCGGGCGGCGCGCTGTTTGGAGGCGCGCCGAAAGACTGGCGCAACGTCATCTGGCAATCGCCGCGGCGTGCGACCGTCGATATCGGCCGCGAGTCCAAGTCGATCCTCGAAGAACTGAAGGCCGGCGTTCGCACCGAGCTCGACGTGCAGGGAGAGCTCGGTCTCGACCACAAATCCGTGCGTGACCAGCGCTTCTCCGAGGTGCGCGCCCGAATCCAGGAAGCGAAAGCCATCTCCGAGGAGTTCGGCCTGCCACTCCCGCTCGCCTGTTCGTTCGTCGGCCTGGCGCTTCCGCAAGGCATCAGCCTGCCACCCGAGCCCGCCGATCCCGCCGATCCCGCCGATCCCGCCGGATCAACCGAGCCAACCGACTGACCATGCCACTCATCAAATATCCCGAGCTGAAGTCGAAGAACGGTGCGAAGCGCAACCCGCTCTATGTCGTTTGGCAAAATATGCGGCTGCGATGCCGCTCGTCCGACGACAAAGCGCAGCGCTATCACGACCGCGGCATCACGATATGCGCCGAATGGCTGAACTCTTGGCCCGCGTTTTCGCAATGGGCCACGGCGAACGGGTGGGAGCCCGGCCTCGAAATCGACCGGAGGGAGAACAACAAGGGCTACTGCCCGGATAATTGCCGATTTGTTCCACACCTCGTTAACGCTCGAAATCAGGAACGCGTTCGTCCTGTGCGGTGTGTGGACACCGGTCGCGTGTATCCGTCCCAAGGCGACGCATTCAAGCAGACCGGCATCTGGAACATAAACGCCGCGCTGAATGGGAAACGAAGGGTCGCGGGTGGCATGGCTTGGGAGTTTGCTGACAACCTCGTTGCGGTCGCTGCCAACGCGAAGCCCAAACCCGGTGAGAAACTTATAGGCGTCGCTCCCTGCACGGTCGTGATGGCTGCGGACTCGAAAAAAGATGCGCCATTGCCGGACTCCGTCGTCTGGATGCCGAAGGGCGACCACGATATCAGCGCGTCGACGATGGCCGGTTCCTACTGGTCCGGCCTCGTGCGTTGCGACGAGCTCGGCGCGAGCGTCGTCGCCGCGAGCTACAACAAGATTATCGCAGCCGGTCTCCGCGTGTGGTTCGACAAGAATCACGACGATGGCGAGGCCACCGCTTGGATCCGCGGCTTCTCGTGGGACCCGTCGCGCGGCATCATCGCCGCGGTGGAGTGGACGCCGCTCGGCGAACAGCTCCTGCGCGAGAAACGTTTTTATTCGTTCAGTCCCACGTTCTGGGTCGATTGGGAGTCGGGCCGCGTGTCCGGCCTCGTCGAGGGGCACGCCGCTGGCGGCCTCGTGAACGCACCTGCTTTCGGCGCTGCCATGCCAGCGCTAATCGCCGCTCGGTTGGGCGGCGCCGAATCAACCACCAACTCCGTGCCCGGCGGTTCCCCGGGTAACCATCAATCCAATACGTCCATGAATCGTGAGAAAATGCTCAAGGTTTTGGCGGCGCTGGCGGTTACCGTTCCCGCCGACTCCACCGATGCCCAAGTCGCCGCGCTCTACGCGCAGCACGTCCCAACCACCGCGCCGGCCAACGCCGCGGCCGAAATCGCCGCGCTGCGCGAGCAACTGACCGCGCTCCAGTCCGCGGCCGCGAAGCCCGAGGAACACGCTGCCATCAAGGCGATGAAGGCGAATCTCGACGCGCTCGTCGCCGCCGCGAAGGTCGCGACCAAGAAACGCGCCGAGGCTGCCGTGCAAGCCGCCGTCGAACGCGGCGCGCTGAAAGCCGAAGACACCGCCCTCCAGGCGAAGTGGGTCGGCTTCATCGAGTCCGACGAGTCGCACCTCGAGCTTCTCGCCGCGCTCCCCGGCAAGCCGACCGCTCAGTCGGTCATCATCTCGCCGGATGTCACCCAGCGCAACGCCGTGCAGTCCGCCGAGGTCCTCCGCGTCGGCATCGTCGATGCGCTCAAGGCCTACAAAGCCGAGCGTGACCACAAGAAAGCGTCGGTCATCTACGCCTCGTCCATCGGCCCGGTCATGCGCGACCCGAATTTCCGCATGGGCCCCATCCTCGCGGCCAACGCGCTCGGCTCGCTCGCCGGCAATCTCGTCGTGCAGCGCGCTCTCACGCTGCTGAAGATTACCTTCCCCGCGCTCGACGCGTTCTCGACCGACTTCTCGGAAGAGGGGGCGAAATTCAACCAGCAGGTTGTCTCGCGGACGAAGGCAGTGCCCGCGTCGGCAAACTTCGTGGCCGGTACCGGCTACGCGCAGGCGGATGTCACGGCGACGGATGTGCCGGTGACCATCAGCAATCACAAAGGCATCCAAATCAACCTCACGGCAAACGATCTCGCTTCCACCGACCGCGACATGTTCGCGGAAAACGTGGAGGGCGTTCACCAGCGGGTCGGCCTCGATCTCACGAGCGCGCTTTACGCACTCATCCTCAACGCCAACTTCGCCAACAACACCGTGCAGGCGGCGGGCGGTTTCGGTCGGCCCACGCTCAAGGATATCGCTGCCGCGCTCGACTTGCTCGGCGTTCCGCAGATCGGCCGCGTCGCATTGCTGAATGCCACCTACTTCAGCAACCTCGGTAACGATGCGTCGATTGTCAGCTTCGCCGCCTTCCAGCGGCCGGAACTGATTACGGAAAACGCGCTGCCGCGGGTCGCCGGCTTCCAGCCGCTGAATTGCCCGAACCTGCCGGCGAACGGCGAAAATCTCGCCGGCTTCTGCGGAACGCCGGACGCGCTCGTCATCGCGACGCGCACGCCCAACGACTACACGCAGGCGCTGCCTGGCGCGAACAACGGTTCGGTTTCCATCGTCACAAATCCGGACACCGGCATCTCGGTGCAGCTCGTCCAGTTCGTGGACCACACCAAGGCACAGTCGAGCTACCGCGTCGCCTACATGTACGGCGTCGCCGTCGGCCAGGCCGCCAGCGGCCGCCGCATCCTCTCGGCCTAATCCGCCTGAGCCACTGTAACCCCGCGGGCGATACGGTTCGCCCGCGGGTTTTCAGGGCAGGTCCAGTTTCACTCTCCACTGAAACACGCTCTCCCAATGAAATCTTTCCGTTCCTTTTTCTTTTCCCTCGCGGTCCTCGCCACGTTCATCGCGTGCGTTCCCGCGCGCGCCCAATTCATCATGGGCAACTTCAAGGCCGCGCCGATGGTGGCCGCGACTGCCGTCACGCAGGCGACGAACCGCACGACCGGCGTCACGCTGAATGCCGCGGCTGGCAAAATCACCACGAGCACCGCATCGCTCGCGGCCGGCGCGTCGGCCTCGTTCACCGTCACGAACTCGTTTGTTGCGATCGGTGATATTCCAACCGTCGCGATTCGTTCCGGAGCTACCAACAAGGAAACATCCGTGCGCGTGACTGCCGTCGCCGCCGGCTCGTTCGAGATAACGGTCTTCAACCAGCACGCATCTACCGCGGAGGTTGGCGCCATTGTCATCAACGTCGGTGTGCAGAAGGCCGTCCTGAACTGACGCCGATGCGCAGCGCCGCACAGGAAGCCCTCGCGGAAGGCCTCGCCCAACTCGATACCGAGTTGGGCGAGACCTACACGCTTGCGGATTCCGGTGCGGCGTTTGTCGCGCGTTACGAGAGCAACATCCCGCAGCAGTTGCCCGACTACGCGGGCCAGATTCGCGAGACGAAGCTGCACGCGAAACGCGCGCAGGCCGCATTCGCCGGTGGCATGCCTCCCGCCGGCGCCGTCATCACCCGCCCCGATGGTGCATCCGCCCGCGTCGCGCGCATCGAGCCGGGCAACAACGGGTGGTTTGTCATCGTCCTCGCCGACGAGTTCTCCTGATGCTCTCCGTCGGCCTCAACGCATCCGCGGGAAAAGAACTCGCCGCCCTGCAAGGCGTGTTGGAGCGCTACCACGCGGTTTCGAAGCGCGACGTCGCCGATACGCTCGCACACAAGGCGAACGATATTCGCATCAAGCTGTTCCAAGGCTACTGGGAGCAGCGCTGGAAGGGTAGTCGCAAGGGCTCCGAGGGCGTCGCCTTTCGCCAGATGCGCGCGCGCGCGAAGGCCGGCCTCGGCATCCACCTGCGTGTCTTGGGGCCATCGCCCAGCGCCCCGACCATGTATTATCAGCGCCGGACCCTCCGCGGAGCCCATGGCAGCGCGCGGCGGCTGCGCGTGCCGGTCAGGATGTCGGATTATCAGCGCCGCGTCTGGACCGAGCTGGCGCGCCGTCAGGCCGGCATCGGAGTGCTCGGCGTCGCCTTCCTCCTGCAACGCTGGCGCTACAACAGCCAGGGTCGCCGGCTCGCCGTCAACCGCACGACGCTCGCCGCGCTCGAGGTTCAGACGCAGGTGAGCAAGTTCTCCAAGGAAACGCTCGGCATCCTCACCCTCGCGCCGACGTTCGCGCGCATCGAGGGCTTCGTGCCCGGCCAGGCCGAGGTGGGCGATCGCCATAGCATTCTCGAAATCGCCCTGCGCGATGTTCGCGAAGACACCGAGCACTACCTCGCGATGAAGACCGCGGAATCCATCTTCGCCGAACTGGAGGCGGCTGGCTTCGCCGTATCATGAGCCCGCTTACGCTCGACCAGTTGATCGCTGCAGCGAAGACCGCGCTGGAGGCGCACCCGCTCTTCACCGGCGGCCGCGTGCCGGTGCTCGTCAACTACGTCCCGCCCGGCGAGCGCAATACCGTCCGCGAGGGCGCGATTCGCGATAAGGGGGCATGCCTCGAAATCTCGCCCTTCCTCCGCGACAAGCTCGTCGCGTTCAAGGCACCGTCGTCCCTCACGCTCGACAGCACGCTCTCGGTTGCGATTCGGCTTTCGCCGACCACGCCCGCGACGCCCGCCGGCAATCCCGACGCGCTTCCGCTCACGCTCAACACCGCGTTCATCGCGGTCGTTCTCGCGATGATGGATGTCGGCTTCACCGAGGCGCTGCCCGCCAACGGTTTCAAACCCGAGGCTGAACTTGGTCACCTCGTCGAGGATGCCGACGGGCTGCTTTCCAAGGCCGTGTTCTTCACCGCTCGCACGACTCACGCGAAATGAACTTACGCCCCGCAGACTTCCTCGCCGCTTCCGCTCCCGCCGGCGGCTCGGTCATCGCCACCAAAATCGCCGATCTCACGCTCGCCGACTGGAACAACCTCGCTGGCATCTGCGGCGCGGTGCTCGGCGGCGCATACCTCGTTTGGAAATGGCGCAAGGAAGCCCGGCGCGGCACGCGTCCGCCCATCGGCCGCGACTGATTTTTTCTCCGCCTAGTCAACCAATCAACGTACCACCCTCATGAATACCCGTCCGATTGTCGTCGGCACTCTCGTCCGCTTCGCGCGTGAGGGTGTCACCTCTGCCAGTCCCGCCGGCGCCGTCGCCGATACCCTCAAGCCCATCGTCAGCGACGCCGCGTGGATCTCGCTCGGCACCGTCGAGAGCGGCGAGACCCAGTACGACGAGCAGGTTCGCGAAATCCGCTCGCCCATCAACGGCGCGCGTCACCTCACCGACGCGCTCATCTATGGCCGCGACCTGAAGCTGAACTTCACGCTCGAGGATTACTCCGACGTCATCTCCGCCCTCCGCTTCGGCCACCTGCCGCTCGTCGGCGGCGCCGGCGGCCAGTTCAACCCGTTGGAGCGCGTGAAGGTGCTCAAGGGCTGGCTGAAGTTGCAGGAGACCGATGCGGCCACCGGCGACAACGTCACGGTGCTCGATGCGTGGGTGTTCCTGCAACTGCAAGGCGCGCTCCAGATGGGCGAGCAGGGGCCCAAGCCCCAAATCATGGCCCGCGTCCTCTACTCGGCCCTCAACACCGGCACGCTGTTGGTCGCCTGAGCCAATGCCTGAGTGGGACAACACGCCTCCGGTCGCGATTCCTCCGGCGGCCTCCATGAACAATGGAGCGCCGACCGCGGTATCGCCCGCGGCCGCGCCCGACAACACGGCGCCATCGGCCATTGCGGCTGCGGCGTCGATGAACAATGGCGCGCCCTCCGCCATCGCCGCCGCCTCGGCTCCGGACAATACGGCCCCCACCGCCATCGCGCCGGCCGCCGCTCCGGATAATACCGCGCCCGTCGCGATACCGGCGGTCGGCGCGATGGATAATGGCGCCCCGACCGCCATCCCCGCGGCCAGCTCGCCCGATAACACCGCGCCAACTGCAGTCCCGGCCGCGGCGGCGATGAATAACGGCGCGCCTGCCGCGATCGATGCCGCGAGTGCGGCGACCGGCGACAGCCCATCCGCGGTTCCACCTTTCTCCACGCCGACCAACCAGCCGCCGCAATTCCTCGTCAACGGCCTGCCGGCTCCAATCGACAACACCGTGAACACTCCACAAATCGTCATCGGCGGCGCGCTCGTCGCCAACGCCATCCACGGGCAAACCCGTATCCCGCTCGATTCCGCGCTCACCCGTATCCAGGTGCAGCTCGACGACCCGCCGAACGGCGGCAACGCCGTGCTCGTGCTCGTCGATGGCAGTGGCACACCCATCTCCCCCCAAATCACCGTCCTCAACGGCGAAACGCTCGGCGAGCTCGTCCTCACCGGCGGTGCCCAAATCGGGCTCTCCGCCGGGCAGGATGTGAAGGTCAAATGCGTCACGCCTGGCGCGACCAACCCCGGCGGCTTCGGCGCCGTCACGCTCTTTCTCCAACTCACGTGAACCTGCATCGCGCCATGAAACGGTCATTCTTTTTTCTCGTCCTCGCACTCGCCGCGTTCCCGCACTGCGCGCCCGCCGCTGTTGTCGTGCCGTGGAGAAATATCACCGGCGTTCCCGACGCCAGCACGAGCGCGGCCGGTATCGTGGAACTCGCGACGAACGCCGAGGCGAGCGATGTGCAGAACGCAAGCGCGTCGCTCGCACCGAGCGTGGCGAGCATGCAATCCGCGATCGCGCTGCGCGCTCCGGTGCCGCGGCAAGGGCTGGTGTTTGATGGCACGACGTATGCCACGCTCAACAACGTGAGCGGCATCGGCACCGGCGACTATACGGTCGTGATTTGGTCCGACGTTGCATCGGTCGCGAGCCAGAAATCCGTGCTCATCGGCACCGGCATCAACCTCGGGTTTCGCGTGGGGGGTAGTATTTTTTGCACCTCCGCCAGCGCCGATTTCAACGACGCGCAGGTTACGACAGGCCCTTGCATGTGGGTGCTTTCGCGCGCCTCTGGCACGACGACGCCGTATATCAACGCCGTCGCAAAAACTCCCGTCGCCGATCCGGGCAGCATCACGAACATTACTCAGGTCAGCGCTGCGCCCTATGCCTGGCGCTCGCTCGGTTTCCTGATTTACAACCGCGCGCTCTCCGCCGCCGAAATTCTCGCGCTCTACGAGTCCGGCGCACCGGCTGCGGCGGATTATGGTTATCCGGGTGTGCCGGCGACAAGTTCGACCAGCCTGCTTACTGGCGATGATAGCACGTTTGCCACCGCGGGGAATTGGTCCCCGAACCCTCCGGCGACGGTTTCGGGTGGCAAGCTCAACTTGGTTGGAACCCATGCGAGCAACGGCGCCGTGACGTTGCGGACGGGGCGTAAATACCGCCTGAGTATTACGGTCGATAGCAACACGGGGACGCTGCAATTTTTCGACGGCGCCACGTATCAAACGCTCACTACAGGATCGGGAGCCATCATTGCGGAACTGGCGTGCGTGGTCGACACAGTGCTTTTCCTGAAATGTACGGGCGGCACTGCGGTTGTGGACAACGCGTTGCTTTATCCGCTGGGCCTCCTCTGCGCGCCCGAGCCCAACGCGCCGGGCAACGGGCTCGTGTGGAACGATCAATCCGGCAACGGCGCGCATATCGCGCTGCCGACGAGCGGCGTCGCATGGGCTCTCCCGGATGATCGCAATAACATCGTCCGCGGCACGACCGCCACCAACGGCAATCAGCAGCTCCTCGGCGCAACGACCCTGCCGGGCAATACGCAAATCCTGCGCATCCGCGCCAAAGCCTCCACGGGCACGCCCGCCATAACGCTCGGCACCTCGAGCGGCGGCAGCGACATCGTCTCTTCCGTCACGCTCTCCACGAGCTGGAAAGACCTCACCATCGCACTCACCGGCGGCCTCATCAGCGGCAATTCCTCCGTATGGGTGGGCAGCAATACCACCGCCACCATCTCGACCAACCTCCTCCTCAGCCCGGTTTCTTCGCCATGAAAACGCTTATCGCTCTGTTCCTCGCGCTCACGCTTTGCGTGCGCGCCTTTGCGGCGCCGCTGGATTATGTCCAGGTCGCCACGATCAACGCGTCGACCTACACGGCCGGCGCCGCCGCCGTCAAAACCATCCGCGTGCTCAGCGTCGACTACGAGCATGGCGTGGTGCGCTTCCAGTTGCTCGACGCCGGCGGCCTGCCCTATGGCAACGGCGGAGTCTTCGGCCTCACGGATGCCACGATTACGCCGGCCAACATCGAAGCGAAAATCGTCGCGCTGATCTCGGGATGACACTCAGCGCGGCACAACTCAGCGCTATCTTCGTCGCAGCCGGCGTCTCGGAATATATCTTTTATCCCGGCGCAGGCTTTAAGCTGTTGGATCGCAACTACGAGACCTGCAGCGAAGATTTCATCCTGCAGAGCTACGAGGACTGTCTCGATAGCCTGCCGCCCGAGTGCGTGACCACGCGCCAGGTGGGGGGCGGCAAAACGGTTCGCGTCATGCGTCACACCATGGCCGATGGCGACGATGAAAACGAGGCGGGCGATTGCGATGATCATACGTTAATCTTCTGGTCCCATTGCGTCACAGGGAACTGGAAGAAGGCCTGCCGCACCGGTATCCGGCGTGGCGGCCTCTGCATGGGCCCGCTCGAATACGTCGCCATCGCCAAGCCCAGCGACGTGCTACCCGGTGGCCACGATCGCAACTGGTTTATCGATCACGACCAGAAGCTGAAATTCTTCGATCCCGGCATGGCATCGATCGTCACTCTCGAACCCGTCGAGCTGCAGTCCATTTCCGGAGGGGAGGCCCGATGAAGCCGCTCCTGGTCATCCTCCTTCTCGCCTTCGCCGGCTGTTCGTCCACCGCGCCCACGCCCGCTGGAGATTCCCGCGACCCCGACCGCTGGAAGCCGCGCAACCCGCCCGTCTACCCGATGCCCTGACCATGCAGACCGGAATCACTCTCTCGCTCATCGGCGCGCTCTTCGCGCTCATCGGCTTTCGCCAGCGCGACGCCATCAAGCCCGAGCTGCGCGCGAAGCTGTCGCGGATGTGGTGGCATTATTGCTGGGGCGTTTTCTCCGCCGGCCTGAATGGCGCCGTTCTGGCCATCAAAGGCACGCTCGGCGTCGCGGCCGGCGCGGCCTTCAACCCCCAGACCATCCAGGCTCCGAATGTCGATATGGCATTCTACCTCTTCGGCGTCGCCTTCGCCCTGAACGGACTCGACTGGTTCACGAAAAATCCGCTCCCGACGAATCTCGTCGAAACCACGACCACGACCGAGACCACCACGGAAACCAAAACCGAAACCGCTAAATCGCCCGCCCAATGAAAATCATGCACCGTTATCTCCACGTCGTCTCCTGCATCGTCGGCTGCATCTTTGTGACCGCCTGCACGACCGTGCCGGTCGCGCCCACGTCGATTCAGCAACTCATCGCCAACGCCGTCGAGGATACCATCAGCGTCGGGCTCGTGCCGGTGCTGACGAAAAACTCCAGTTACGTGCCCGCCGCGCAATCCATCGCGCTCGCGCTCGGCACCTTCAGCGGGACCGAACTCACGCCGGAAAATGTGCACGACTTCCTCGCCCGGACTCCGCTCACCGGCGACGATGCGCGCACGGTCGAGGCGCTGGTCAACGCCGCCTGGCAGACGTTCACGCGCCGCTATCAGGCACAGGTCGGCGCCTCGCTCCGGCCCGATGTGAAGCTCTTCCTCGGCGCCGTTTCCTCCGGCATCTCCAACGCCATCGCCGCGCTGCCGCGAACCACCGACCTCAAATCGCCGCCACCTGCCGTGCGCGACCGCCCGTTGTTCGGGGCGTGTGGCGTTCCTGCGATCGGCCGCGCCTGAACCCGCGATGTGGCAATTCATCAAAGACCTCGTCAGCGGCACTGCCGCGTTTCTCCGGCTGAAGGAGAAGCGCCAGGAGCTGGACAACACGCCCGAGATGCAGGCGAACGGACAGGCGCGCGTGACCGCCGACATCGAGGCCGATGCGACGAAAGCCGTCGCGGATGGCAACCTCGACGAAATCCGCAAACAAGCCGCCGAATGAACTACCTCGCACTATGCTTGCTCGGGTTGTGCCTCGCCGGCTGCAACAGCACGATTGTCCCCCAAGCCATCGAGCCGAAGCAGGCTTCCTTCGACGGCAACGACCTGAACAGCGGCATCATCGGCCAGGACCCGGCGGGCCGTGGCTACATCATCACCGCCCACGCGCGTGAACGGTACAACCTGCTCGTCGATGCCTACGGCCGCGATTTCACGCCGCCGCTCGCGCGCGATGCCGGAATCTCCGCGCTCGCCGATGGCACCGCCCTTATCGACCGCGAGCACCTCGTGAAATTCCTCGAGATGGCCCGATGGAAGAAGGCCAACCTCGCGCCGACCCATCTCCCGAAATCGTAAATCCAAAACCGTAAATCTCACCCGCCATGGCCTCATTCAACAAATTCAACGCCTTCGTCGAGGCGCTCGCGCAGAAGAAAATCAATCTCAACGCCGACTCGTTGAAGATTATGCTCACCAATACGGCGCCGGTTGCGACGAACTCCGTCAAGACCGACCTCACCGACATCTCCGCGGGCAACGGTTACACGGCCGGCGGCACTGCGATTGGCAGCAACGCCGCCACGCAATCGAGCGGCACGCTCAAGCTCACCGGCAACGCCGTCACGTTCACCGCGAGCGGCGGCACCATCGGCGCGTTCCGCTACGCCGCGCTCTACGACGATACCGCGACCAACAAGGATCTCATCGGCTGGTGGGACTACGGCTCCAGCATCACCCTCAACGACGGTGAGTCCTTCAAGGTTGCGAAAGACACCTCCGGCAACAACTGGGACAGCACGACGCCGATCCTCAGCCTCGCGTGACGGAGATTTATCACGACCCGCATTTTATCGAGGTGCGTCCGGCTCCGCCCAAAACGGCGGAGCCGCCGCTAAAAGACCGCGCGCCGTTCGCGAAACTCATCCGCTAAAATGGCCACCAGATTCTATTGCCGAAAGAATACCGAAACGGTGGCGATCTCACCGACGCCTGATTCGGGGTGGGAGGACATCTCTAACTTTGGTCGCGCCAAGGCGCGGACGGCCAAGGATGGCGATGCTTCAAATTCCTACCTTTTCACCGATTCCGATACGACGAATAAGGATGTAATCGCGCGGCAATATATTTCCGACGCGCTGACCGCCGGACAGACGATTACGGGTGGCCAGACGATCAAGGCTCAGGTGAAGGCACTCGAGTCGTCGACGGCCAATAATATGTTTTTGGCCCTCGCCGTTCGGGTGATTGCCTCGGATGGCACCACGGTCAGGAAGAATTTGTTGTCAGGTGTCTTTCGTTCGTCCTCGACCGAGTTCACCACTTCGGTGGAGACGAATCGCAGTATAAACACCACCTCGGCGACGGGCAATTACACCACGGTCGCCGGAGACAGGCTTGTGATTGAGCTTGGCGCCGGAGGTGATCCCACCAACAGCGGTCAGCATAACTATCAGCTACGGTTGGGCACCGACCACGGAGCGTCCGATTTGGCGGAGGATGAAACATCGACCGCATTAGCTGACCCATGGGTTCAGCTCAACGACAGCCTGACCTTCACGGGCGGCGCGACCACGCTCGATGGCGCGAGCGGGTCATTCACGCTCACCGGCAACGCGGCGACCTTCCTTCGCGCGCTGCGCCTCGCCGGTGCGAGCGGCAGCTTTACCCTCACCGGCGATGCGGCGGGTTTGCTGCGTCGATACCTTGTCGCGAGCGCGAGCGGCAGTTTCGCCCTCACGGGCGGCGCAGCGACCTTCCTGCGTAACCGTCTCATTACCGGCGCGACCGGCTCGCTCGCGCTTACGGGCAATGCAGCCGGCCTGTTGCGGTCGCGGCTATTCCTCGGTGGCGCGGGTTCCTTCACGCTGACGGGCGGCGATGTTGCCCTCTTCAAGTTCTACCCGCTCGCCGGTGCGGCCGGCTCGTTTGCCCTTACCGGCAGCGCGGCGGCTTTCGTGCGCTCGCTTCTCCTGCCCGGCAGCGCAGGCAGTTTCACGCTGGCCGGCAACGCCGCCGCGGTATTGCGCTCGAGGCTTTTCGTCGGCGGCACCGGCGCGTTTGCCTTGACCGGTAGTTCATCGGCGGTCCTGCGCTCCTGGCTGCTGACCTCGGGCACCGGCAGCTTTGCCCTCACGGGCAACGCGGCCGCGGTTCTCCGCTCGCGTCTCTTCCTTGGCGGGTCGGGTGGGTTTGCCCTGACGGGCAATAGCGCCGCGGTATTCAAATTCTACCCACTCGTCGGCGCGACGGGAGGTTTAACCCTCACCGGCGGTTCTGCGGCTGTGCTGCGCGGCCTGCGGCTCGCGGGCGGCAGCGGCAGCTTCGCGCTGAGTGGCAACACGGCTGGGTTGTTGCGTTCGCGCCTGGTCGTGGCCGGAAGCAGCAGCTTCACGGTCAGCGGCGGCAGCGCCACGTTCGTCCGTACGCGCGTCGTTCCGGCGAGCACGGGCAGCTTCACGGTCACCGGTGGCATGGCCGAGCTTAATATCCTGGCCGCGGATCGCCTCGTGGGCGGCACGGGTACGTTCACGGTCACGGGCAGCGCGGCCGGCACGATTCGCTCGAGGCTGGTTCCAGCCGCGGCCGCCAGCTTCAGCGTCACGGGCAACGCGGCGACCTTCCTGCGTTCGCGCACCTTTGCCGCCGCAGCGGGTGGCTTCACGCTGACGGGCAGCGCCGGCTCGCTGCTGCGCTCGCGCCTGGTCCCGGCCGCGGCGGGCAACTTCAGCGTCACCGGCCGGAGCGCGACCTTCCTCCGCTCGCACACGTTCGCGGCGGATAGCGCGGCCTTCGTTTTCACGAGTGGCGCGACCTCGCTGCGGATTCCGCTGCGCACCATCAGCGTGGGCAGCGGTGCATTCGTCTTCACCGGCGGCAATGCCGAGCTGAGTGTCCATCTCCCGGTGACGAACCTCGCCGGGGAAACCGGCGTGTTCGCATGGGCGGGCGGTGCGGCCGGGCCCGTGCGATACCGGATGCCCGCCGCGCTCGATGCCACCTCTCCGACTCGCGCACGCGCCACCGACATGGTCCCCGCCGGTGCCACGCGCAACGCCACCGCTTCCCGCGCGCGCTCCACCGGCACGGCGCCGGCAGCCTCGACGCATGATGCCACCCTTATCGCCACCGCCTCATGATTGAGCTAAAACAATACGACCTCGCTCGCCCCATCGAGCAGACGCTGCTGCTCGGGGCTTCCGCTATCAATCTCACGGGTACGACCGTCATCCTGCTTTTCCGCCAGCTCCCGAAGGGCGCGGTGCAGTCGCGCGCTGCAGAGATCGTCGACGCCGCGGCGGGCCGCGTGCGTTACCAACCGGTCGCCGACGATGTAGCCGCTGACGGCAAATTCGAACTGGAGTGGCGCATCATCTATCCGGGCAACCTGCCGCTCACCGTGCCCACCAACGCGCGCGAGACGATGACGATTTTCCCCTCTCTCGCCGCGCCGTGACCAATTTTCACCCATGACACCCAACGCTCTTCTCTACGGCGGCACGACCGTCTCGTGCACTCTCCGCGACGGCTCGACCGTCTCGGTCAAGCTGCGCCTCATCAAAATCAGCGAGATTCCAGCTTATCTCGACGTCTCCCTCGACGATGCGAAGGCGCTCGTTTTCTGCGTCGAATCGCCCACGCCGTTCGACCCGGACGCCCTGACCGACGATAGCTTTCTCGCGCTCGCCGCCGCGAACACCGAACTAAATTTTTCGAGGGCGCTGGCCATGAGCGACCAGCGCCTGAAAAGAGCGGAAAGCAACGGAGTCGGCCTCGCTCAACTCGCGGTCAATCTCGCATCAGTTTTGAATCGTTACTCGCCCAAGTCGCCCTCGCCGGAGGCTACACCCGCGAGCAACTCCTCGACATGACGCTCCCGTGGGCCCGGCACCTCTGGCGCGAACATCAGCGGGATAACGCCCGCGCCGAACTCGCCGCGCTCAACGCCGCCGCCCTTGGCAGTGCCGCGAAGTACGGCGGCGGCTCCGGCCGCTCCTACCGCAAGCGCGCCCAAGACCTCATCCAGATTATCGAAAAGCAAGACTGACCGCCCAAACGACCGCGAACAGCGCCACCACGATAATCGCCAGCACGAAACTCGCGCCCAACCCGATGCTCACCGCCACACCCGCCGCCAACCCGCCGCCCGCCAACGCCAGTGGCAGCCGCGGATTCGCCCGCTGCTTCCAGGCGCCCCACAGCGCGAAGAGCGCGAGCGGTACGAGTGGCGCAAAAATCATCAGGTCAGACTTCACGCGTTGACCTTACGCCCAATTGGCACCGGCGCAAATTAGAAACCGAGCCCTCTCTTTCCAACCATGAGCCAGACAGCGCAGGTTAAAGTCGAACTCACCAGCGAGGCGAAGCTCGCGGCGATTGAGGACTATTCACGGCGCACGGCCGAGGCGACCGAGCGCACGTCGAAGCTGCGCGGCGAGATGTCGAAGCTCGGCGAGATGGGCAAACTCGGCGCGGTGTTCGGCGCGGCCGGGCTTACGGTCGAAGCGCTTTCCGAGCGCTTCAACGAAGCGAAATCCGCGGCCGCGGTGATGGCGCAGGAGATTGCGCGCGCGTCCGGGCGCGTGGGTGTTTCCGCCGAAGCGTATCAGGTCCTCGGCATCACACTGAAGAATGCGGGTGGCGATGCCGCCGATCTCACCGTCGCACTCGGCCATCTGCGCAGCTCGCTCGGCGAGGCCATCAAGGATACCGATAGCGGTCCGGCCAAGGCGCTGCGCCAGCTCGGCATATCGGCTGCCGACCTGTCGAAACTTCGGCCCGAACAGTCGCTCGAAAAACTTTCGAAGGCGCTCGATGCGATTGAAAATCCGGCGGTCCGCGCCTCGCTCGCGCAAGACCTGCTCGGGCGGGGCGCATCGACTGTCACTCCCATCCTCGACCGTCTGGCGACCGATGGCTACGGCAATCTCCGGGAAGAGATCTCGCGCACGGCCGGCATCATGTCGGGCGAGATGGCGCAGGCGCTCGATGAAACAGCCAGGCGCACGGAAGACGCCGGCCATCGGATGGCCGTGGCGTTCGCGCCGTTTCAACTGCGCGCCGCCGAGACGAAGGCGAGCATCGCCGAACTCTTTGCCGAAATCGCCGGCTCGCCGATTAGCAAGGTTGCCGGTGGCGTTGCGATCGGCGGCCTCGTCGCAGGTGGTGCTACCGCGGCGGCCGCCGCCGCTGGCGGCCTCGGCAGTGCATCCGCATGGGGCATCGTCGCCGGCGCGATGGTCGCCAAAGCGGCCGCGACCGCCGCACCGGCCTGGATGGGTATCGGCCTGCTCATCGCCGCCGGTTTCGCCGGCGCTGCAGTGGTCAAAGGCATGGAACAAAAGGCGCTCGCCGAGCAGGAGTTGCGCGCGGATTTCCTCAACCAGCCGATCGATCGGGCCAACAAGCTTCGCACCCAGCTTCAGGAGGTACGCGACCCCGAAATGGCCGCTCGTATTCAGCAGGAGGCTGCGCGCCGGGCCCGGATTACGTTCCAGCAGGCGGGAGAGACGCCCGACGCCGAAATGAAGGCCAATCTCGAAGTCGCCTCGCGCATTTACAGCAGCATCGCGAAATCCGCGCGCGAGCAAAGTCAGGCCATCGCGGCGGGCAACAAGCTGCTCGATGCCAATCTCGCCAGTCAGCGCGAGGCCGAAGAAACCGCGGCCGCGCTCGCCGCGCGCGACAAAGAGGCCTACGACTGGACCCGCAAGGAAGGCGAGGCGATGGCGAAGCAGACCGAGGAGGCGCAGCGCCGGCTCGACCTCTCCCGGCTCGACCCTGAGCAGCGCCGCCTCTTCCTCGAGACCGAGCGCACCGACCTGTTGCAGAAGCAGGCCGACTTTCAGGGCACCGCCTATGAAAAGGAAAAGCTCGGCATCGAGACCGCCGCGAAGCTTGTCGCCATCAATACCGAGCTCGAAGCCACGGGGAAGGAAATCGCGGCCAACAACGAGAAGTCGGCCAAGGCCAAGGCCGATGAAGCCGAAGCCGCCCAAAAAGGCTACGAGTGGCAGCTCAAGCAGCGCCTGCTGCAACAGGAAGCGGGCATCGATAAAGACGTGCGCGACATGGCTGGTCAGAATGCACGCAATCAGGCCGACTTTCGCCTGACGGCCGAGGAGAAGCGCAAGCTCAATATCGCGGCGCTCGAAGCCGAGCGCGATTATCTGACCGGTTCGGCCAAAGACCTCCGGAAGAACGGTGGCGACGAGGAGAACCGGCGCGCCCAGCAATACGAAGATCGGGCCCTCGACCTCACCAAACAAATCGAGACCGAGAAGGCCGGCACCCCGCAGACCGCGATGGAAGGCCTCGAGGCGGGCCTGACCAAAATTCAGGACCGCTGGGGTACGCTCTCGCAACAAATCTCCAGTGGGGTGCAGAGCATTGGCGACGCCATCACCGGCTCGCTTGCCGGCGGCATGGAGCAGCTTCTCGGCACCACCGAGTACTGGTCGAAGCAACTCGGCAGCATCGCCGGCCCCATCATGGGCGCCGTCACGCAGGCGATTTCGAAAATGTTCGCCGAATGGATTGTCGGTCGCGCGGCCGCGGCGGTGAAAAACATCCTCTTCTCCACCCAAGAAGGCGAGGCCGACACCGCGGCGAAAGCCCCGGGCGCAATGTTCAGCAGCATTTCATCCTTCGGCGTGGCCGCCGCGCTCGGCATCGCCGGCTTCCTCGCCGCGAAAGCCCTCACCGGCGGATTCTTCGAGGGTGGTTTCACCGGCCTCGGCAACCCGCGCGACCCCGCCGGCGTGGTCCACCGCGGCGAGTTCGTCATCCCGCACGATGTCACAAAGATGGTCGGCCCCGGCGCGCTCGCGTCGCTCGTCGAATCCGTCCGCAACCCGAGCCAGTCATTTGAAGTCCCCGCCGCGCTTGCGCCGCAGATGGTCAGCGTTCCGGCGCAATCCGCCGGACAGAAATCCGAAGACGATGCGTGGGTGCCAAAGGAGCGGACCCTCTTCGTCGATCATCGCGACCAGGACATGATTGACCGCCTCACCTCCGACCCGCGTTTCACCACGAAGGTTCGCCACATCGGCCGCAACAATCCCGGCGATTTCGGCAGCGCCACCTGAACTGACATGCCCGTCCTCTCGCTCAGCTCAGACGGTCTCGATATCGCGGTCCTCGCCTTTCCGCACGAGTGGTCCGCCGCGCTCGCGCTGTCGCATCGCCTGCCTTCAACCGTCACCTCCGGTCTGAGCGGCCGCGAAGCCAGGCGCCCGCGGGCCGAGGATCTCCGGCTCGTCGCCGGCATCCATCTCGTGCTGGCCGGGGCTGACGCGCAGGAATGCCGCCAGATGCTCGCCACGCTCTCCGATGGCTGGGTCGGCCTGCCTCTCTGGTGCGATGCCCATGCAGGAGCAGATTGGGCCAGCCGCATCTACGACGCGCAGCGGCTCATCGACCTCACCGTCGGAGCAATCATCCCGTCCGACGCCACGCTCGACGACGAGCACATCTACGCGCCGCTGCTCGTCGGCCATTTCGAGGGCGAGCTTCCGGCGCTTTCCGCTGAATCAGACCAGCTCGTCGATTTCTCGTTTACCATTTTCGAAGATTCGCCGTGGGAGTTTCGCATCGGTATTGCCGGCGCCGCGGGTGTGGCTGGCACGTTCCCCGCCGCGCTCGCTCCCGATTGGGCCGAGCAGACTGAGCAGCAGCCGAACTACGGTCTCGAGTTCGGGCAAATCGGCGATCAGCGCGAGCGCACCATCGAGGGGCAGGAGAGGGCGTTTCGCTGGGCGCAATCCGCCGGGTTCAGCCTGGCTCGCGCGGAACTCCGCACCCTTCTCGCCTTCTTTGTAGCCTCGGAAGGCATGCGGCGGAAATTCACGTCACCGCTCTGGCTTGCGCCCGGCGACCCCACGGCCGAGGCGCCGCACTCCACGACCTGCCGCTTTGCCAGCGACATCCTTGCCGTCTCCTACCAGTCGCCGGATGTCGCGACGTGCAAGATCGATGTCGCGCAAATCCCGTGGGAAATCGAAGGCGTCGAAGACGAAACTCCGGAGCAGCCGCCACCGGTTTATTTCTACAAATTCGAGTACAAGCTCGCGGCCTCGCAGTTCTACCGATTCACCAACTGGGCCCGGCCGCTCGCCCGCACCGCCGATGGCACCTACGTGCCGGCGCCGATGAAGCACCAGCAGGTCTCCGAGTCGCTCGATGGTCGCGGCAATTCCATCGCGCTCGACTCCTTCAACTTCGCGGGCAACCCGCTCCAGCTCTGGCGCCCTGACATCATCGAGGCTCCGCTCCTGCTCACGGTGTACGAGACCGAATCCTGGCCGGTCGACCCCGATGCCGCGGTCATCATCTGGCAGGGAGAAATCAAGCGCCCGCGCTATGACGGGAAGAAAATCGAAGCGCCCGGCCTGTTCCTGCGCGGCTTTCTCGACCGGCAGATTCCGCGCGTGCTCGCCTCGCGCGAGTGCCAGGTGGAAATCTACTCCACGCCATGCGGCCTCAACCGGGCGACCTTTGCCAAGGCCGGCACCTTCACCAGCGCCGCCGGGTGCGTCCTCGATATCGCGACCGCCGCGACCGATGCCGCCGACACGTTCGTCTACGGCACGATTGAACTAGGCTCCGGGCTCGCCTGGGAGCAGCGCGGCATCGTCGCAAGTACGCCCATCACCGGTGGCCAGCGCATCACTGTCGATTGGCCAGTCCGACAGGCTGCCACTGGTCAGGCCGTGTCCTTCGCCCGCGGCTGTAACCGCGATTGGGATACCTGCGGCGCGCTGGGCAATCAGGGCCGGTTCCGCGGCATCCCGCATATGCCACAAGTCAATCTCGCTCTGCCCACCATGGCGCTGCCGACCGCGCCAGCCAAAAAATGACATCTCCTGCTCTCAGTTCTCAGACACCAGCTATCGAATCGGCCGCCGTGCCGACGTGGTTCGACACGGCCGAACGGCGCTCGCTGCTCATGCAGGTCGCGCGCCTGTGGGATGGCACACCGTTCTTCGCCAACTCGTGCGCGCCCGGCCGCGATGGCGGCGTCGATTGCGTGAACCTGCTCAACGCCATCTATTCGACCTGTGGCTGCATCCCGCGCCAGCGCATCCCGCGGCACGCGATGGATGCCAGCCACCACGACCGCGTCCGCAGTCCGCTCATCGAGGCGTTCGAGACCTGGCCCGACCTCGCGGAGCGCTTCGGCCGGCTGACCGACCTATCGCCTGATGCTCTTCTTCCCGGCGATGCGCTCTGCTTCCGTAACGGGCATGTGCCGTACCACGGCGCCGTGATGCTCATCGCCGGGGAGATTCTTCACGTCATCAACACGCCCGTCGGCGTCCACCGGATGCAGCTCCGCGCGACCATCCGGGGTCACAAGATTCTCGGCCGGCTCGAAGCGGTTTTCCGCCCGCACCCATGATGTCGTCGCCGAAAACCCCCGCGCCTGCCGCCGTGGTCGGCAATGTCGAGGCGAAGAAAATCGCCACGAACGAGCAGGCACAGCCCATCCCGTATTTCGCGGGACGCACCTGGCTCCCGCTGATTTGGGGGCAGTCGAACATCTATTTCCCGGAGACCACCGCCGTCACGACGAAGGTCGGAAAAACGAAGCAGATTACCGGATACGATTACTTCGGGTCGCTCGTCGGCATCGTCGCTCTCGGACCGCTGGACTTTCTCGAAACCATCGAGGTCGCCGGCAAAGCCGTGTGGTCCGGCTTCATCGAGCGCGATGTCACACACCCCCTCCATAGCGGCGACATCGTGGTCGATGACCTCGGCACGTTCCGGCTCTACTGGGGAACGGAGGACCAGACCGTCGATGATCTCGTGCTCGCCACCTGCGGCGAGACTCATCCGCCGTATCTCGGTTTAGCCTACCTCGTCGTCAAGCGGTTGAAATTCGGCAACAACAACGCCACCCCGCCGACCATCCGCGTCCTTGTCGAACGCGCCGCCCGCTTCGATGGCCTGCCTTCCGATCGCTCGCGCGAGGGCACGAATCCTGTGACAGTCATTGCCGAGCTCATCGGCAACGAACTCTACGGGCTCGGCATGCCGGAGGTCGTGCACGTCGCCAGCGCGGCCGCCCTCGCGGCGAATGTCCGCCGCGATACCCCGGTCGCCGTGCCGGGCGACCCCGACCACATCGCGGCCATGGGGTTCATCTCGCCGCTGCTCGACCGGCTGCAACCCGCGCAGAGTTTTCTCGCCCGTGTGATGGAGCACTACGATGGCTGGCTCCGGCCATTCGAGGATCAACTCTACTTCGGCCAGTTTCCGCACGATGGCGTCATACCCACCGGCTTGCCGGAGTTGTCCTATCACGAGTTCACGCGCCGCCCGCGCTTCGAACCGGCCGACCAGGGCGACCTCATTACCGAGGTGAACATCGCGCATCTCGACCGCGACGACAACATGGAGAAGGCGGCAACGCCCGTGCCCAATCCCGGCGCGCGCCGCCGCCTCGGATTCGCCAACCCCAAGACCTTCCAACGGCCGTTTGTCTGCACGAAATATCAGGCGAGAGAGCAGGGGAACCAGCTCGCCCGCCATTACTCGCGCGATGAAGAGGCCTGTGAGGTCTCGGTCCGCCGCGAGAAAGTGGCCGGGCTCCATGCCGGTGACCTTTTCGTCCTCGTCGATGCGCCCTCCGCGTCGAGTCAGATTGTCCGCATTACCCAGCGCATCGATCCGGCCGATGGCGGCGAGGTGCAACTCTCGCTCGTGCTCGAGCGTGGGCTCGCGCCGCTGGCCTTCGTCGCCCCGCCCAACCCGCGGCCTTCGTTGCCCGACCCCGACCTTGTCGCGGTGGTCCACGCGCGCGCGGTCCAACTCCCCACGCAATACGATGTCGAGTCGCTCGGCGTCGATCCTGCAGTGGTCGTGCTCGCCGAGCGGCCGGGCGCGCACGTCGCGGGCTACCGGCTGAACTTCTCCAACGCCGGTCTCACCTACGATGAGCTGACCTCCGAAGGCCGCTGGGCCTTGCGCGCCACGCTCGCCGCCGGCGTCGATGCCGACGACACGGTGTTCACCATCAACGCCAGCGGTTTCGAACTCGCGCTGCTCGCCGCGCAGTCCGACGCCGCGCGCGATGACGACACGCTCGTGCTTTTCATCGGCAACGAGCTATGCTCCATCGGCAACGTCGTGGCCATCGGCGGCGGCCAGTACAACGTCACGGTTGTCCGGGCTCGCCGCGGCTCGGTTGGCGATGTTCACGCGATCGCCGCGGAGATCTTCATTATGCCGCGGGCGGAGATGGCGATTTACCAGCACGCCGATTTTCCGCGCGATATCGAGACCCGCTATTTCAAGCTCGCGACTTACACCGTCAACAAAGCCGGAGGCGAAGAGCAGGAACTGGCCGACGCGCTCGAAATCTCCCTCACATTCGACGACACATCAGTCACGGCGCCCGGCTCCTTCACTGCGACCGCCAAAGCCGAAGCCATCTTCCTCGCCTGGACGCTGCCCGCCCCGCCCGAGGACGCCACCATCGTCGCCACCGACATTTGGGAAATGGCCCCCGGCTCCAGCGCGCCGAACCCGCTGACCACGCCGCCCACCTGGTCCATCAGCGGGAACGGCTTCAACCGCGGCGGCCTCACCGCGGGCACGGCCAAACGTTATTATTGCCTCAACCGCGACACCCTCGGCAACCGCAGCACGATCTCCGGCCCAGCGGATGCCACAGCCCTCGCCGCCGCCACCGGCCCCGCCGGTCCAACTGGCCCGACAGGCCCCACGGGCGCGACGGGTGCGACTGGCGCAACGGGAGCGACCGGTCCTGCCGGTCTCGACGGGCCAGGTGTTCCGTACCGCGGCAACTACAACGCCAGCACCATCTATTATTACATCGCCGGCCTCCGCCGCGATGCGGTGTTTTATTCCGGGCAGTACTGGGCAACGAACAACGCCGCGAAGAATGGCCTCGCCACGTGGGGCACGCCCGGTTCGTCAGGCGATTGGATCTCCTACGGCACGACCTATTCTGCGGTCGCCACGGCGCTGCTGCTCGCCGAGGACGCGACCATCGTACGATCGCTCACGCTCGGCACCGACGGCAGCACCAATGGCATCATTCAATCGGCAAACTACGTCACCTCCGGCGGCGCATCCGGCTGGCAAATCAAGAACGACGGCACCGTGATTTTTAAGCTCGGGACAAGCGGCACGTTCGACGTGGCCACGGGAGATAACCGGGTTCTCATCGATAGCAATGGCTCGGTTTTCGGCGACGCGTCTGGCGAGAACGTTCTCATCGCTGGGTTCAACGCTGGGTTCGGAAGCGCCTGTGGGATTCGTTTCCGCAACGGCACCACCGGGAAGGGGAGTCTACAATATGTCAACGGATTGGGACTGATTCTAAGTATGGGTGGCGTGGGTAATGGGGGCACGGTGCAAGATTGTGATTTGGTTTCATCGCGCACCCTAAATGCTGGCGGCACGTCGGACCCACGAAACTTTACGGCTCCGCTTTATTCTGCAGGTGGCGCATATATCGAGAAGACGCTCGATGTGCGCGGCCGCGGTTACTTCAACAGCCATCTTGATGTCGCCGGCACGCTAAACGTGCCCGGCGCGGTCGGCAGCGTTGGCGGCATCAAGTATGCCAACGGCACGACGAACTACATCGCGTTCTACTGGGACGGAACGAACGTCCGCGCCGTGGTCGACGGCACACTTCAAGGCACAATCCCTAATCCGTAAAACGATTCGTTATCCATGAATGTCCAGCCACTCATTAATCAGCTCATCATAAAGCAAAGGAATCTCGCGGCCAGCCTCGACCAAGCGGCAACTATGGTTCTCATCAAGGAACGAGAGTTGCGTGATGCCTTGGATGCAAGGGCGGCGTGCGATGGTGCGAAGCAGCAGATCGATGAAACACTTAATGCGTTGCTTGAGTTGCGTGACGCGCCCGCGGCCCAGCCGCCGCAGTCATGAGCGCGCGCCCCCGCCCGCGGCCCAGCCGCGGTGTAGAACTCGTCGTGGTCATTTCTGACATCCATGCCGGCTCGACCGTCGCGCTGATGCCGCCGCGATTCGAACTGAGCGACGGGAATGTCATCGAGGCCAACGCCGTCCAACGCTGGTTCTGGAAATGCTGGTCGCATGCGCAGGGCTGGCTCAGTGAGATCGTCGACGGCTCGCCCTTCGCCCTCGTCCTCAACGGCGACCTCGTCGAAGGCGATCATCACCGCACGGACCAAATCATTTCGAAGCGGCTCACCGACCATGTCGAGTGCGCGCGCGCGATCCTCGATCCGCTGGCGAAGAAGGCGGCGCGGATCTTCATCACCAAAGGCACGGAGTGCCACACGGGCGACACCGAGGCGACAGTCGGCTACATGCTCCAGGCCGAGCGCGACCCTGAGACCGGTCGTCGCGTGTTCGACCGCCTCACCCTCGATGTCTGCGGCTGCCGCTTCGTCGCTCGCCACCACGTCACCACCACCTCGCGGCCGTGGCTCGAGGCGAACGGTCTCGGCATGGAGCTGGCGAGCGAGCAACTCCACTCGGTCCGCAACGGCGAGCCGTTGCCGCAGGTCCTCGCCGTCGCGCACCGCCACGTCGGCGGCCACATCGCCACCAACGAGGGCCTCTGCCTTGCCACGCCTGCCTGGCAAGCGCTCACGCGCCACGGCCACAAGGTCGTCGGCGCTGCGCGCTGCAAGACCGGCCTCTACGTGCTCGACTGGCGCGAAGTCGAGCGCGGGCATCTCCCGCGCGTCCACCGTCGCATCTATGAAGCCCCGCACCCACAAGCCATCCCACTCTGAAGACCAGCGAACGGTCGTCATACCGCAAGACGCAGGGTGGGGCGAGTTGCTAAGCGAAGCTTTGACACCTCGTGGCCGTCCACCCGGTGAAGGTTGGAAAACCATCACGGAAATTGCTGCCGATCTGCAATGCTCGCGCCAAATGGTGGACGCGCTGCTCATGAGATGGCGCCAGAGGTCCGCGGTCGAAGAGACCTACGGCACCGTCAACAATCGACGCACCCTATACCTCAGGCCGAAGCAGGCGGCAAAATCCCAAACCACGCCTCGCCGTCCTTCTCGCTCATTACTCCCTCGTAAATCTCGGTTGTGCTCGCATACCGGTGTTGCGAAAGCCGCGCCGTGAGCGCCGGGTTTTTCAGCCATGCGAGGTGAGCGCTGATGCAGGTTTTCTTGAGTCGGTTTTGTGAGCCCTCTTCGATTTCCGCGAGTCGGAACGCCAGCGATTTCTCATTGCGGTACTGCCACCATTCCATGGCCCAAGTCGCATCGTTCGCGCCTGCGAGCCATGCCCACAGATTGTCCGGGTGCCCCTGGCGGAATCGCGTCTTGCCGCTCTTGTGCACCGCACCGCGCAGCCGCAGGCCTCGTTTTTCGTAGTCGATATCTTCCTTGCGGATGCGCCCGGCCGAGCTTGGCCGGAGAAACCCAAAAGCCTCCAGCGCCATCCGCGGCGCAATGGGCTTGGCCGCGATCGCCGCGAACAATCTCCGCCCCTCCTCGACCGTCAGGAGTTTAACGTCCTCCTCGACAATCGCCGGCACCGGCACGCCATCGCAGGGATTGTGTGGAATCCACCGCTTCACCCGCACACACCAATCCATGAATGTGTTCACGTCCTTCCGGTGATGCCGGAGCGTAACCGACTCCATGGGCTCATTGGTCCGGGGGTTTTTGAGGCCGGCCAGCCATTTTGAGATTTCCTCATCCGTAACATCCCGCAGCCGGCGGTCGCCAAAGTACTCGGCGAACCGCTGCTCCAAATGCTTCTCGAAATGTCGCCACGTATCCGGCGAAATGTTTTCTCCGCCCCGGAAGGCGAGGTATTTCGTTACGGCATCGCGTACCGTGACAGCATTGCTCGCCCCCTTCATCGCCAGCCACTCGCGAGCGACCGTCACCGGATGGACCTCGCCGACCAGCTCGCGAAACTCGGTCCAAATCGCAACCTCCTTCGCGCCGACAAAGCGCGCCTGCGTCCCGTATTTTTCCCGCTGCGCCAACCAGTCCGCCGCAAATTTCCGGCGCGCATCTTCCGATTCGAAGGCCCTTCCTCGCTTCAAGCCGTCGCCTGCCCGCCATCTCGCCAGAAACGGCTTTGTCTTCCCGGGCCGAGACTCGAACCACATCCCCTCCGGGGCCGATTTGGTGGGCTCTGAGTGGGCGTTTTTAGGTGGGCGCTTGGTGGGCATTTTTATGCAAAATTCTGCAATTCACCTTTGCATGTTCCCTCTACCAGTTTTCGGCAGTCCTTCAATGGTCGGGCCGGTGAGGCGCGTATGCCTCAGGGGTAAATCCGGGTGGGCGCTGGGTGGGCAATGCCGCCATCATTTCGAGAACCACCTGATGGCGACGTAGAACGTTGCGAACAGCGCGATGAAGACGCCGAGCGCGGTCAGGCCGACCCACTTCGGCAAGTGTTTTGTCACCACGGTGGGCTCTGGTGGCTTCTCTGCTGCGGGCTGTTTTGAAAGGACTGAAGCGCCAACGATCGCCACAAGTCCGATAAGGAATAGGATGGCTGCGAGCAGTTGGTGAAAGACGGTGGCTGCACCGATGAAGATCCACGCGGCAGCACCCCAACTCGCCATCGCGATGAACGTCAGGAAAGATTTCACGGTTTTGGGAGCGCGCGCCGAAAAAGGAATGTTCGCGCCGCGTCGGCATTATCGATCGCCTGTTGTTGTCGACCTTGGAAATGCATTCGTGATTCCGGAAATTTTTCGGCAAGGTCTGCTGCAACCTTGGAGTTTGCTATGAACTCGTCGGCCAGTTCGTCGAGGATTTGCTGCGTTGTCGGCTGCTGGTTGCCGGTTTGTGCGGTGCTGAATGCACCAGCCGCGATTAAGAGCAAAAGCACTGTGGTTAGTTTTGATTTCATGGGAGGGTGGGACAAATAGTGTCTCAGATCGGATATTACGATGTGAATAACTTGGGCTTGTCAGGTACGTGTACGGACGAACACTTGCAGGAAATTCGGCCCGACGTCTCGGGACTCCCATGAATGATACTTCCCCTCTCGGCGAGCAGCCGACCTTCAAGCCCAGCGTTTTCTATTTCCGCCGCTCGTTGCGTGAATCTACGTCCTTGGAACGCGCTACGACCGTCGCCCTGATTGTGGCGGCCGAGCTGGAGCAATTGAAGCTCTGGACAGTCGAGCAAAACATGCTCCCTGCTGATGACAGCGTCGGCGGCGCATTCGAGCTGCTGAAGGAGGCATTGCGAAAATGTGAGTCGCACGGCCAGGCGATCCTGCTCGGGTTGTTTCTGTGCCACGAGTTGGAGCAATTGAAGGCGTTGGTGCGTTGGCATGGACTGATTCCGCCGAAGTGGATTATCGCGCCGGAGGAGGCTGGTGACAAAGGGTGGAATCTCGCGGCAGAGCCAACCGGAACGACTGATGAAGCCTAGCTTAACCCGTGCGCCTTTGTCCACTCTCCCCGTGTCCGGCGTGTTCAGGCCGGCGCTCGCCAGCGCGGATTTGTTGGGCGCGTTCTCCGGCAACAATGTGCCCCCCGGCTGCCAGGGCGGCTGGCCGAAGAACCACATCGCTCGTCACTGGATGCAGCGCTTTCTTCAGGGGAATTGCCGTATCAGCCTCGACGAGCGCCAGCAAATAATCATTGCGATCCATCCGGTGAAATTTCGCGCGGGCGAGAAGCTGCTCCATCTCATCATCGGTTAGGGAGAAGCTCCGGGCCTTTTTCTTCACCTGCGCGTTCGTCATTTTTCATGACTCTTGTGAAGCCTTGAGAAGTTTAGCGAAAAAAAAGCTTGCATCATTCTTAATAAGATTTCATCAGACTTCGCCATATTCCCCCGATGATTTCCCAGCCGAAAACCCTTACCCCGACCGTGGAAGAGGCCCCGAAGACTTCGGTTCCGATGTCCACCTACGTTCTGGTCGAGGTGGAGCAATGCATCAAAGAAGACGCGGCGGCGGATGATCGCAGCGAGAGCTACATCATCGCGCGTATCTTGAAGGCATATTACGCGCGGCGCATCGCGAAGAAGTCGGCCCAACCCCAACAGCGGAGGGCTGCGTGATGGCCACGAACGCTCTCGGCGCGGGCACTTGCAACCTTTCGGTCAACATGCCGAAGAGCTGGCGACTGCGGCTTGGGCGGCTGGCGTTTCGTCACGACGTTTCATTGGGCGAGTTGATTCGCCGGATGCTCGCGCGGGCGGCCCATGTGTGGGCGGCGGCGAAACATGCGGCCACGGCGGAGCAGGCGGACTTGGAAGCCATCGCCGTGCTGCGCCGCGCGATTGAAGACGGTATCGGCCCGGAGGATCGCCCGGCCATCGAGCGCGCGCTAAGCCTGATTCAGCAAAGCGCGGATTCGGACCATCAACTGGCGATTGGTCTCAATGTGGAGGCGGCGCGATGAAGCGGGCGCGCCATCTTTTCGATTGGGCGTGCCTGGCGGCCATCGGCGCCAGCGTGCTGTGCGCCTGCCTGGCGGTTGCGTTGTGGGACACGGTCGTGATGGGCCGGCCGATTGAAGAACAACTGGGAGGGAGCCAATGATCGCCACGGCCGAGCCGCGCGTGAAGGCGCGCAACCCGTGGCTGGAGATGGCCATCGCGTGGCGCGAGGCGTCGCGGGTCTACACGTTGACGGATGCCGAACGAGCGCGCGCCCGGCGGCTGATGCGCCACAATGCGCTGCGGGCGCGGAATCGGAGGGACGCATGAGCGATTCCGAAAAGCTCGATGTGATTTTGGGCAAGCTCGCCAAAATGGAGAGGCTGCATGATCGCATGCTGCTGAAGCGGCCTTCGCAAACGGAACTGGCGCGGAAGTCGGGTGTGAGCGTGACGACGCTCTGGCGTCGGCGGAAGCGTGAAGAAATGCGGCGGTTGGTCGCGGGAGGTTCCGCCGCATGAGCGCGACGATCTTCAACACCATCACCGGAGACGACTGGAGGCGCATGTTCGCGGCGCACCGGGCGCGCGGGCGGTTCGAGGGGAACTCGCTGCTGGCGCAGATTCGCGCGGTCGCGGCGAAGAAAAATTTATTGCAGCGTGGTGAAACGGTATCACGCCAGCCTCATAAGCTGGAGGGAGCTGGTTCAATTCCAGCCGCTGCACCCAGTTTCCCGGACGCGACCGCCACGAAGTCACTACAGCCGAAACCGGCCCACGCGGATAACCAACCAGAATGCAAGGTCATCGCGCCGGGAATCTCTTTCGCCGGCGTCAGCAGTGTGGCCCCGAAAAGGAGCGGCGTGCACGACCACGCGGAGGCCGGCGCCGGCGATTCTTTTTCGGGCGATGCGCCGCTGGGCGAAGCGTTGTTTGCCATCGGGCTCGCAGGCATCGCCCCCGGATTTGACTCGCAGAATGGCAGCGAAAGCCACGCGCGCCGTCCCCGCCATGACCTGCACCTGAGCGAAAGCAAAACGCGGCCGATATGCGCAGGGCCGACAGGGGACGGTGCGACTTTTCCGAAATCGTAACCCATGAAAACCTACGACCAGGCACCCGACGAGGTGCGCGAAAGAGTAACGGTGCTGATGAAGCGCTTTCACCCCGACCTCGAGTTTGTGCAGCTCCGCGTCGACTTGCTGATGGCTTCGACCGATGCCGAGGATGCGCACGCGGTCACGCTCGGCGGTTATCCGTGCCTTGCTGTCGTGAAGATTGTCGGGCCGAAGGAGCGCGCGAAGGGTTGCGGCGATGCGGAGATCGTCATCGACCGCGATGCTTACGAGGCGATGACCGAGAAGCAGCGCGACGCCCTGCTCGACCACGAACTGTATCACCTCGAAATCACGCGCGACAAGCTGGGCCGCCCGAAGCGCGACGACCATCAGCGGCCGAAGCTGAAGATGCGGAAGCACGACTTCCAATTCGGCTGGTTTGCCGAGATTGCGCGGCGGCATCAGGAGAACTCGTTTGAAGTGAAGCAGGCGCGAGCTTTCGCGGAAGAACACAGCCAGCTCTTTTTCGGATTCACCATCGAAGCGGCAGCGCCAGCAGCCGCCGCGGCCTGACCGCGCCCGTATTCACAAAAGCAGAACGCCGCGGTTCACGGCCGCGGCGCTCGGAAACTTACACTTACTTATGAACGACAACGATCAATCATCGTCACCCGTCAAGCTGGTTATCACCGAGGCTGATGTGGTGGCCTTTATGCAGGCGAAGGCCGACGAGCTTTGCCAAATGACCGGCGGGCTGTTCTCGGCCGTGAAAATCGAGGCCAAGCGGCATGCTGATTTCAGGGGCGAGCGTGGCCCATCCGAGCATAATTTCACCAGCTACGTGGATGGCGATACGCATCGCAGTGCCTCGAAGCTGGCCGACGCCATGCAGGCATCCTTCCTCGCGATGGACCCGCTGCTTCGGGCGGCACAATTGAAACAGCGGGCTGCGGAACTGCTTGCCGAAGCGGCAACACTCGTACCCACGCCGGTTATCGCAGACAAGGAAGGAGCGGCGGCATGAGTGCGGACGCCATCGACATCCACGCGACGCCTGCTCCCGGCGCCGACAGCGCCAGTCTTGCGCCCATCGCGGGCGGCAAGCCCAAGTCGGCCCTCATCGCCTTTGCTGAAAAGGGCATCGCGCTGCGCTCCATGGAGGACGCGTTCATTTTCGCGAAGGCCGTCATCGATTCCGGGCTCGCGCCCAAGTCGTTCACCACGCCGCAGGCGGTGCTCGTCGTGATTCAATTCGGGGCGGAGGTCGGTCTGCCGCCGATGGCTGCGCTGCAAAACATCGCCCTCATCAACGGGCGCCCGGCGATTTGGGGCGACGCCGTGCCTGGCGTATGCAACTCGACCGGTCTCGTCGAGGCCTACAAGGACGAGCAAGTCGGTGCCGACGATTCATACGGGTACCGCGTGACCATCATGCGCAAGGGCCGCGCCGACCCGATTGTCCGCACTTTCACCGTCGCAATGGCGAAGAAGGCCGGCCTGTGGGGCAAGTCGGGCCCGTGGCAGCAATACCCCGAGCGGATGCTGCTGATGCGTGCGCGCACCTTTGCGTTTCGCGATGCCTTTCCCGATGCGTTGCGCGGTCTGCCGACCGCGGAGGAAATGCGCGACCACCCGCCCGGCCCGGAAAAGAACGTCACCCGCTCGCTCGACGAGCTCGATGGCAAAACCGAGCCCGCCGCCGCATGAAAACCGGCATCATCCCAGACGAGCCATTTGCCGACTACCTCGCGGCTGACGCGGTGGGGTCGGGCCGGCTCGAAGATCTCACGCCGCGGCCGCTCGTGTATTTCAAGCGCTGGGTGGCGCGCACCCTGCCGCCGAGGAAATCCACGCCAGCGTTCGATTTCGGGCGGCTGTTCCACTGCCTCGCGCTCGAGGGCGAGGACACGATGGCCGCGCGCTTCGTCGTGGTACCGGCGGATGCGCCGGATGACCTGAGGCGATTTCGCGATTCGAAGAAGAAATCGCCCGCGACCATCGAATCGATTGCGTGGTGGGACGCGTTCGAAGCGCAGACTGCCGGCAAGGAAGTCGTGACGCAGGCCGACATCGACCTTGCGTGGAAGATGGTCGGCGCGATTCGCGAGAACCCGGAGGCGGTGGAAATCCTGTCGCGCGGCAAGCCCGAGGTGACGTTCCGGCACAAGCTGCCGGCGTTCGCGGTGCAGGCGCGCGTCGACTGGTTCGACAAGGATGATCCTGCAGGGCCGCTGCTCGTGAACGTGAAGACCATCGATTCGCTCGATGACTTCGACAAGCAGTTCCACGACTTCGCCTACTACAAGGGCGACGCGTTTTACCGGCTGGTGGTCGCGAAGGTGCTCGGGGTCGAGCCGTTCGTGCCGCAATGCCTCGACCTGGTGGTCGAGAAGAACGAGCCGTTCGAATGCGAGATTCGCGTGCCGGATGCCGAGGCCATCGCCATCGGGGCGGGCGAGGTGATGAAGGATTTGCAACTGCTCGCGCGCTGCTACGAGAGCGGCGTGTGGCCCGGTGCCTCGCGCGCGCGCCGGGCGGTGTCGCTGCCCGAATGGAAAGTGCGGCAGGCGATGAAGGAGGCCGCATGAAGCGCTCCAACAATCCCAACGGCAACCCGCTCGGCGCTACTGCGTGGCGGCTCACGGACCGGGACATCGTGGAAATCCGGCTGCGCGTGGCCGCGGGCGAGAGCAAGGCGTCGCTGGCGCGCGAGTACAAGGTTTCGGCCTACACGGTCTATTACCACTGCAAGAGCGGCAAGGATGCGTTGCGCGAGCCCTATTCCACGGCGCTCCAAAACGCGTACCTTGCCCGGCGGAGGGGCGACCGCCTGGCGGCGGCGCAACATCTGCGCACCGCGGCGGACGTGCTCGATGGGACGATTCAACCGGGGAGGGTCGCCGCATGAGCAAGCCCGTCACATGGAAGGTGCTCACCGAAAAGCCACGCTACGAGCCATGCGAGGCGCGCGTGATGTTTTCGCGGCAGAACAAGGGCAACCCGCGGGTTTACTTCAACGTCAAGGCGTGCGCGCTGATGAAGCTCGGCAAGGGCGCGCGCATCGAATTGCTCGCGCCGGAGAATACCGCACCCGGCGCCGCGCCTCTGCTGGGTTTGCGCACGACCAGCGGCGAAGCCGGGGCGCAGCTCTGGTCGGCCGGGAAGACGAAATCGCTGATGACGGCGACGTCGGCCCTGCCGCATCTGGTGAAGCTCTATCGCAAAATCCTTTTCCGGCCGAGGCTGGGTAAGGAAGGCGAGCCGCCGTGGGTGCTCGATGCGATTTCGTCGGAGAAAGGAGCGCAAGCATGAGCGCGCAAGCTATTGTGATCCTCGTGGCGCTGGCGTTCGTGGTCGGTGGCGTGGTCGGCCACGCTCTCGGCTTCAGGCGCGGGCGGGATGCGCAGTGGTGCGAAAACTATTTCGCGAATCTCGAGCGCGAGCGGCGGCGGCATGGGCGGGATGGGAAGTTTGTCGCGATTAAACGGGCTCAACCGACGGGAGGGCCTGCATCGTGAAACTTCGTCACGTTGGATACTGCATTGGCGCTCTGATTGGTGCCGCGCTCTTTTTGCTGGCCCTCGAAGCTGCCTCGATGACGCCGCATTACGAGTCCGAGATGGCGACCGTGCGGATGGTCGAGCCGGATGCGGCCGGAATGGGCGGCTATGTTGGCGAGCGCGAGCGCACATGGGTGCGATTCGATGATGGTTTCACGCGGCACTACGGCGGCAACCTCGGTGCGCCAGGTGACCGCGTGCGGGTTTATCGTCCATGCGGTACGGATACGATGTTCGGCATCCTTGCGAGGAGGGAACGATGAGCCTGCTGAAACTTGGCACGGTCACGTCTTCGGGCGTCGTCTTCAAACTGCCGCTGGAACTCGTCACGCAGTCGATTGCGATTCTGGCGAAGCGCGGGGTCGGCAAGACGTATACGGCGGCGGTGCTCTGTGAGGAGATCCATGACGCGGGCGTGCCGCCCATCATCATCGACCCGACCGGCGCGCAGGGGGGATTGAAGGCCAGCGCGGACGGCAAGCGGGCGGGGCTGCCGTTCGTCGTCTTCGGCGGCGAGCATGCGGATTTGCCGCTGGAGGAAGGTGCGGGCGAGGTCATCGCGCGAGCGATTGTCGACCAGCGGTTCCCGGCGATTCTCGACCTGTCGCTCTTCCGCAAGGCGGCAATGCACCGATTCCTCGTCGGGTTTTTCGAGACGCTATATCGGTTGAACCGGCAGGCGCTACACCTCGTGTGCGACGAGGCCGACGCCTACGCGCCGCAGAAGCCATTTGGCGAGGAAGCGCGCACGCTCGGCGCGATGCAGGATATCGTCCGCCGCGGGCGGATACGCGGCATCGGCTGCACGCTCATCACGCAGCGGCCGCAGGTGCTCAACAAAGATGTGCTCACGCAATGCGAAGTGCTGGTGACAATGCGCCTGGTGCATCCGAAGGACGTGGGCGCGATTCAGGACTGGATTGCAGTGCACGGCGACCCGGCGCTGGCGGACAAGCTCATCGCGAGCCTGCCGAGCCTGCCGGTCGGGCATGCATGGTTCTGGGCGCCTGGCTTTGGAGACCTTTTCGAGCGGGTGCATATTCGCCAGCGGCGGACGTTCGACAGCTCGGCGACGCCGAAACCGGGCGAGGTGCGAGTCGCGCCGGAAAAGTTCGCTGAAGTGGATTTGTCGAAGCTCGGCGGAGAAATCGCCGCGGCCGCGCAGCGTGCGAAAGAGAACGACCCGGCGGAGTTGAAGCGGCAGGTAGCGGAGTTGAAGAAGCAACTGGCGGCGATGCCTGCGGCGCCGGCAGAGCGATTCGAGGTGAAGGTGCCGGACGTCGAACGTCTGCGCGACATACGCATCATCTGCCGTGACCTCAGCTCGACCATCGAAGCGATGCAGACGCCCATGGTCGCTCAGCTCGAGACGCTTCGCAGCATTGGCGGGGTCCTCGCGGCGAATGTCGCAGCGATTGGCAACGCGCTTGGTGAATTTGCCGGCAGAGACGGAGCGACGCCAAGTGGCACCGATAGGGGACAGGCACCGCGCGAGACAGTCAGCGCGCGGCCGGTAGCACGCGACGCCCGTTCGCGAACCGCCTCTGCCGGCGATTCCGATTCCGACCTCGGTAAGGCAGAGCGGCGCGTGCTCGCGGTGCTGGCGCAACACGGCCCATGCGAGCGCGGCAAGCTCGCGCTCCTGGCTGGCTACAGCTACTCAGGTGGATTCCGCAATACGCTCAGCGCGCTGCGGTCGGCGGATTTTCTGGTCGGCGGCAACGAGGAAGTCATGGCCATCACCGACCTCGGTCGCGAGGCGCTCGGGTCATTTGACGAATTACCCACCGGCGCTGCGCTCGGCAAGTGGTGGCTGCAAAGCCCGCAGTTCGGGCAGGCGGAGCGCGTGGTGCTCGCGACGCTGCTCGACCATCCGGAAGGCTTTAGCGGATACGATCTCGCCAAGGCCTGCGGCTACGAGTTCAGCGGCGGATTCCGGAACGCTCTCTCAACCCTGCGCACGGCCGGCGTCATCGTCGGACGCAACAACGATGTCCTGCGCGCCAACCCCGAACTTTTCACAGCATGAGCCTCATCACTTTTCGAGTCACGGGCGAGCCGAAGGGGCAGCCTCGACCGCGCGCGTTTGCGATGAACATGGGGGGCGGGAAGTTTTCCGCGCGCGTGTTCGACGCGGGCACGGCTGAGGGTTGGAAGAGCCTGATTGCCGCGGCGGCACGGCCTCATGCGCCCGCCGCGCCGATTGTCGGGCCGGTGTGGCTGAGCGCGACGTTCATCTTCGCGCGACCGAACTCGCACTTTGTGGCGAACAATCCCGCGAGGCCTCTGCGCGCTGACGCGCCGTCGTGGCACACGAAAAAACCGGACCGGGACAATTGCGAGAAGTGCCTGCTCGATTGCCTGACCCAGCTCGGCGGCTTCTGGCGCGACGATACGCAGGTGTGCG